TAAACGCGCACATAAATCAAAAATTCGCGCAACAGCTCATTGATGCGCGGGAAGTTTTAAGCGAAATTGCAAACGCAAGTCATTTTGACAACATAGGGAACTGGGCGCGAAATGAAGCAAAAAAGGCATTGGAGGGCGCGAAATGATTAACTCAAGAGCAAAAGGAGCAAGAGCCGAGCGTCAGTGGCGAGATGAACTCCGCGCCCAAGGATTCAATGCTAAACGTGGACAGCAATTCGCGGGTGGTCAAGACTCACCGGATGTAGTCTGCGAAGAACTGAAAGGTAAACTCCACTTTGAGGTGAAGCACGTTCAGAACTTAAATTTAGATAAGGCTTGCGAGCAGGCCGAGCGGGATGCTAAAGGCATCGCGTGGGCCGTGGCTTCAAAGAAGAATAATAAACCTTGGAAAGTCACGATGTCATCAGATACATTTTTTAAACTTCTCAGAGATGGGATGGAATCATTATGAAAAAACCAACAACAAAAGCAGGTAAGGCCGCAAAAGTGGCAAAAACAATGCGTGAATACAAAGCTGGCAAACTGAAGGCTGGTATTGACCCAAAAGGCCCGAAGAAAGCACCTATGGCTAAGAGCCGTAAACAGGCATTGGCTATTGCTCTTCGCTCTTCTGGAGTTCCAAAGAAGAAGTAACTAAACTCAATTCTAATTTTTGATGTTCAGAATTACTCAAAACTTGTAGATTTTCTATTCTATTATCAAGTCCGTTTCCATTTATATGATGCACGTGTTCCCATGTTTCAAGTTTTCTTCCAAGATAACATTGCATGATATGCCTGTGTTCTCTAATTCTTTCGCCATTAATGGTGATGTAATTGTATATTCTTGGAGCGCACTTGCCAGCCCTTGCCATAAGTGGACTGACATCTCTTGCTTTTTTTGTATTTTCAGGATTGGCAATAGATGTGCATCTGCGAGAGCAATAAAGGGCTGTAGGAATTCTATATTTAGGAACATAAAAAGATGTGGAGCAAATCTTGCAAATTTTTGTTATTCCATTTCTTTTTTTCTCTCCTCTTTGTTTTCCAAAACGTTTTGCGACATCAAATGCAACGCATCTATGAGAACAAAATTTTTGGGAATTACGACGAGGAGTAAATTCTTTTTCGCAGTGTGAGCAGTTTTTATTTTTCATGTAATCAATCATAGCCATCGTTTTTAACAAAGCAATACAAATATGACTAAACAACCAAAAGGGCTTTATGCCGCAATTCACGCTAAACGCAAACGCATCGCCGCTGGTAGTGGCGAGAAGATGAGGAAGGTTGGAAGCAAAGGCGCACCAACTGCCAAAGCGTTCAAGCAATCAGCTAAAACTGCAAAGAAGAAATGAAATCAAAACCCGCAACTGGCAAAGCGTCAGTTAAAATAGTAAAAAATGCAAAGACTGGAAGAACCCGCAAGGTTTCTTACGGCCAAAAAGGAGCAAATGTTGATCCGGGCAGCAAGCGTGGTGATTCATATTGTGCGAGGTCAGCTAAGATCAAGGGCGACTGGAAGAGTGACCCGAATAGTCCAAACAACTTGAGTCGGAAACGCTGGAAGTGCCGAGGAAGCAAGTCAATGAAATGAAAGTAAATGGCAAAGATACAGAGGGAAATGTTGACCAAGATGATGCCAGAGTAGGGTGGAAGTATCCACTCAACTCCAAGCAGATTGCTAAAGCCTGTGAAGACTTCTTCAAGAAGCGTGGCATGAAGCGATACACGCTTACTGGACAAGAAAAGAAATGAATTGTCCTAAGTGCAATAAAGCAACATCAGTAATAGACAGTAGGAAGAAAGAGGCAGGAGTAAGGAGGAGAAGAGCTTGTGAGTGTGGAGAAAGATTCACTACCAACGAAGTAATCGTTCAACTTAAAAAAGGAGTTTACGAAAGAAAGTTTATTCAACCTCTGTCTATGAGCCAATCTGCAAATGGTAACTGGACAATATCAGTAGATGACAACACGCCTGCATGGGCGAGAAAGATATTATTAGACCTATGAGTATCCCACAATTCCTTTTTATCTATGCTAAAGAAGGTAAGATATTGTGCTTAACAGTAGATGAAGCGCACGAAGAAAACTTAACAAGTGATGGCTGGACTCACACCGCTACAATTAACCCCGCAAGATGGATTGAATATATGGCAAATGGAGATGAAGACCCATCAGATATGTTAGATGAAATTCAGTTCAAAAAACCATGAGTATCGTTAACGATAAATTTAGATTCCATTGCCTTGGGCTTGACATTAAACCAAGAAGGTAGTAAAATTTAGTAAACCATATTTTATGGTTTTGAAATTATGAAAACAAACTACCATCGTTGGCGAAAATATTGTCAGTGGTATATTGCTCTGATAAAAAATGCTGTTCATTCAAGCAATGAATACACTGAATCCCATCATGTATTTCCTATTAGTATTTTCGGACGTAATAATAGGACTGTAATATTAACAGGAAGACAACATTTTTTAGCACATAAGTTATTAGCAAAAATTTATTTATACCGCTATGGTATTAAGAATATCAATTATCGTCGTATGCAGAGAGCTTGTGTTGCCATGTCGAGATTAGGAGAGGTTCGTATTAACTCAAGACGTTTTGATTTTTGTAGGAAAATGTCGTCTGAAATTAGAAAAGGTATCATTGTATCAGACATAACACGAGAGAAAATGAGAATAGCTGTTACTGGTAGAAAAATGTCTGATGAAAATCGTAAAAAGTTAATTAAGATACTAACTGGGCGAAAACATACCGCTGAAACACGCGCAAAAATGAGTGCCGTTAGAATAGGTATGAAATTTTCTGACTCTCATCGTGCTAAAATGAGTGAAGTCAGAAAAGGGATAAAAATGCCTAATGAACAACGTGACAAGATTAGTCGCTCTATGTTAGGTAAAAAAAAATCTAAAGAAACTCGTGATAAAATGAAAAAGGCAAGTTCTTTTCGTTGTAAGCCAGTATCAACTACAAATGGAATATTTAATAGTATAGCAGAAGCAGCTGATTATTATGGCGTTTCACATACTACTATACTATACCGCATCAAAACAAAGCCAAATGAATTTTACTACATAAAAAATAATGAATAACAAATTTAGATTTCATGCTCTTGGGATTCCGCATACTGTTACAAGTAAAGAATTTAATGCGTGTGCTTACACACAAAAAATTTTGAAATTTTCAAAAATGATGACCCAGCGCGGCCATGAAGTAATCCACTACGGACACGAAGATTCAGACTTAATCTGCACAGAACACGTCCCTGTCCTAACCAACGATGACTTCAACAAAAGCTATGGATCACATGACTGGAGGAAAACATTCTTTAAATTTGATACGAATGACCATGCCTACCAAACCTTCTACCGAAACGCGATTAAGGCAATCGGGCAGCGTAAGCAAAAGAACGACTTTATTCTCCCATTTTGGGGCAGTGGCGTTCGTCCAATCTGTGACGCGCATCCAGACCTAATCACAGTTGAGCCGGGTATTGGATATGCAGGTGGACATTGGGCGCGGTGGAAAGTATTTGAATCCTACGCAATCTACCATGCGTTCTGTGGAATGCAGGCAGTAGGAAATTGCCAGCAAGATAACTATGCTGTGGTAATCCCAAACTACTTCGATAAAGAAGACTTCGACTTCTGTGGCCAGAAAGAAGATTACTTTCTTTATCTTGGTAGGGTATACTCTGGAAAAGGTGTAGATATTGCCATTGAAGCTACCTACCGAGCAGGGGTTAAACTAGTCATCGCAGGCCAAAAAGAGGAAGGTTATAAACTCCCAGACCATGTTCACTATGTAGGATACGCCGATGTTCCTACCAGAAAGAGGCTCATGTCGAGGGCTAAAGCATCCTTTCTACCAAGTCAGTATGTAGAACCATTCGGTGGAGTCCAAATAGAAAACCTACTCTCTGGCACTCCAACAATTACCTCTGACTGGGGTAGTTTTACCGAGAATAATCTGCACGGGATAACAGGATTCCGCTGCCGGACTATGGGTGACTACGTAGATGCGATCAATAACATAGACCGAATCTGCCCATACGACTGCCACAGATTCGGCAAGAACTTCATCTTGGAGCGGGTAGCACCCATGTATGAGAAATATTTCTCAGATGTCATGGATGTTTACACTGGAGACGGGTGGTATGCCAAAGGAAACGACATCGAAGCAATGAACAGATACTATCCATGAGCGATACACCAGAAACAGACCATATTGAAGATCAGCTTGGAAGCGCGGCAAGATTATCTCATCCGATTATATGGAGACACGCACGTCAATTGGAGCGTGAACGAGAAGAAGCAATAGCTGCACTTGTATACATAGCACACTCTGGATTGTCCGCGAGACATCTATCAGACTACGCAAAAGAAGTATTGAGAAAATTAAGATGAACTGGGACGAAAAAATGTCGCACACATACGTAGGGATTTTAAAAATGCTCAGTAGGGAAACGCTCGATAAAACGCAATTTGTCGCACACATAAAGGAGAGAAAGGTATGAGTTGGGATGAGTATGCAATGAGCATAGCCGAGGTAGTGGCTAAGAAGTCAAAAGACCCGTGGCATAAAGTCGGCGCGGTAATCCTCAGAGAAGACAACTCCATAGCCTCAGTAGGGTATAATGGATTCCCTCAAGGTGTAGAAGAAGACTGGTCATCAAGAGAAGAGAGATCAAAGTTCGTAATCCACGCAGAGCAGAATGCTCTCAGATACACCAGTCCGGGCGAAGGAAAGACACTGGTATCCACCCTACTCCCATGTAGAGACTGCCTAAAGACCATAGCCGCCTATAAGATAAAAAAAGTTATCTACAAAGAAATCTACAAATCCGATCCAATAGCCTTAGAGATAGCAGAAAAAATGGGAGTCACAATAGTTCAATTTGAAAGAGAACCAAAAACTTCCTACTGGGATCACTCAACTAAACCATCCGTATTCGTAGTCAAAGAAGGAAATCGTGTAACATACCGAGGAACCTTTTATGACGGAGAAAAACTGCTCGGCATATGAAAATCTACATACTCTCAAGCGGACTACAAGGATGCAGCAATGACCTACCAGAAGCTGCATTTAAAACTCATAAAGCCATGCTAAAATACATCAAAGAAAACTACCCAGATGCAAAGGGAACGAGTCGCGTAGAACCAAATGAACGCTACTGGGAAGATGATTCAATGTGGCTATGGGCAGATAAAATAGAACTACTATGAATGACCAAGTAATGGCAATGATCTTAGCATGGAGCATAGTAGTAGCCTGCTTCATAGTAGAAACAACAACGAGAAAATGAAAGACTGTCACAAGGCATTCTTAAATTACTATCCGTGGTTAACAGACCAATACGAGGACTTCAACGTTTGGTTATTCTCCCAAGAACTAATCTGCGTAACCTTCCGACAAGGATGGGCGGCAGCTAACAATTATCGTAACCGATAACATGAATACAAAAATCGGCGCACTCCCAACTCACCGCTACATCTGGATAGATAGCGAATACACGCACGAAAAACCAATCGGGCCAGTAGAAGCTATGTGGATAGGACTAACAAGTATCCCAAGTAGAGCATGGGGAATAAATGTCATCCTAAGAGAAGGCGGCGCACTCTACAGAAACATCCCACCAAACGCAGTCAGATTCAAAGAAAAAGCACTCGAAAACTGGCGGATAGAAGAAAGCCAACTCTGGGACTGCTACTCATACAACTTCACCATACTCCAAAACCCAATCCTAAGAGGAATGCCAGTAACAACCAAGATAGGCCCAAACATACTAAAGGGAACCTACCTATTCTCAACCGCCCACCTAAACGATGGCTGGTCAGATAGCCCAGAACAAGATAAGGAATTCATCTTCATAGAACTCGCCAACGGAAGGCTAACCATCCAACCCACCAACAAAGTAGCCTTCCAAGATAACTCCTACACCCTACCCACCCTCCCAAAACTCAAACTCCAAGAGACTATCTACTCCTGCGAAAACTAAAGGATGGTTAGCACACGATTATCGGAACCGATAACTGCACATGAGCAGCGCATAAGACATCAGCATACGACATTAGAGCAAAGCATAAGACTTTAGCATGGGTCAGCGTAGCTGCATGGGTGCGAAGCATAGGGGAGATAAAGATGCGTATAGGTAAAAAATGGAGTTTTTATGGGGAGAGGATAAAGATACGCATTGCATAAAATAGCGGTTTTTCTAGGGAGAGGGGTTTCCGCATTGGGAGCTGGCGCGCTGGGGTGCGTGGGGCAGGGGGGTGATGGGGTCGCCGTCCTATAGAAAAATAGATTTCTTACGCCGCCGTGCTACGGCCTGCCAGTGTCGCGTTCCTGCTTAGTATAGTCTCGGCTGTGCAGCGTGCAGCGTTGCTCATAGTCGAGTGATGAGCGATGAGCCGGAATGATTGGCGGGTGATGTCCGGCATTGTTGAGACTGGAAAGGCCGCCGCTATTTCATACTGATATTATCAGAAGCTACCAGTCTCATTAGCAGGATGACATAATGCAAGCGGCTTGCAATAATCTTTGCGCGAGGTTGGCACAGGATTGCGTGGAATGAAACGGATGGTGTATCGGCATTGGGGATTTTTGGAGGCAATCGCATTTTCGGTGATGGCATGGAAAACCGGAAACAAGTTGCGGAGATTGCTATGCCATACGCAATATGGCAAGTATCGCTGTTTAGCGATAGAGCGATGGCATGAAAGATGCTAATGATGTTCTTGCCATACTTAGTATGGCAAATATCGCTATATAACGATAGAAGAGTGGAACGAGACTTGCTTGTCCCCTATCTAAAAATAATAAATAAAAATCTGTTGACATATTCTCTCTGTGTTGTATTCTCTCTCTCGTGATGTTCGCAGATGCTGATCAATTCAAGGTCTGCGAGTAATTTCACAAACGCTCTTTGACTAAAAAAAACTTTTCGCACTGGTTTTGCCAGTGTCGAAACAATGCAGAAAAATCCTGCGGCTATCATGCCGCCATAATTAGAAAAAACCCTATATGACAATAACACCATTGAAATCTAAAACCACTGGCGAGCGTTTCCTGAAATGCGATGACGCTATCCTGCCAATCGGAATCGCTGCCATGTGCGTTGACCGTCGCATCAGCGGCTTTGAAATCAAATGCACCGAATGCCGCACTAAGTATCCTGTGCGCTTATTGAATGAAGGCGGCTATTGTGAAACCTGCGTTGCCGCCGACATTGAATTATATGACTAAACAAACTTATGCGCTAAGGGTCAAACTTGCGTCTCTCAGGGATGCAAAGCAGATCGCGGTGCTAAAACTAAAAATCCAACAACTCGAACAAACCCAAAAATGAACAACACATATATAACTTGCGAATATGCAATCCAGAATCCAGAAGGCCTTTTTTATCGTGGGTCTGCTTATGGCGACTCGCGCGACTGGACAGACAACAAATGGGACATCTTCACTTATACTGAAGCTGGCGCATACAAGAAGCTAGATTTATTCCCTGCCATGTTTGGCGATTGCGTAGTAATTCGCCTTTCCTAATTCTCCCCATAACGAAAAACTCAACCTCTATATATAACATGACAACATTTGACACTACTGAACTAAACGCAATTCAAGCCGAGTGGATGGAATTAAAACATGATGCACCAAAAGCAGAGCAAGAGCGTGTATTTGCTCTTATGGCGAAAATGCCCAAAAATTATATCAGCATTCAAGAAGATGGAAACGCCATTGCAATATGGGCCGGGCAACCTTTGAATATGGAAATGCCCATTCAAGATGTTATCCAATATCATGGCGCATCTTTAGACTCTGTTGAGATTGCTTGGAAATGCCCGAACTGGATTAATCTTTAATTTCCCCCATAACAAAAACCTAAAAACCTAAGAAAAACCAAACAACATGAAAATGACATTAAACACCTATCAAATTGCCGATGCACTCAAAAACGATACAAACGCCCGATGGAGTTACAACGGTTCGCTTGCCCTTGCTGAATATCTTGAAGAATATGAAGAAAGCACAGGAGAGGAAATGGAGTTAGACACTTGCGCTATTCGCTGCGACTTCTCGGAATATGATTCGCTCCAAGCTTGGGCGGCGGATTATTTCTCCGGCGATTGGCTCGAAGAGGTAGGCGCGGAAGATTGCGAAGATGAAGAGACAGACGACAAAATCCGCGAATATATCCAAGACCATGGCCAGCTAATCGAATTCGAAGGCGGGATTATCGTTTCCTCATTCTGATTAAACCAATGCGGGAAGTTCTATCCCTCCCGCTCTTCTCTTCTTATGAAAAAAATCCGTTCACTTTATTTCAAATATATTTCAGAAAATACCTCCGCAGCGTGGGAAGCATTCGCCAATGAATGCGCCCGCCGTGGCTTTGACCCTGAAACCTTAGCAGAATCTTTCCAATGAATAAACTTAACTCATCTCTTCAATATAATCGCGCAAAGAATCGCTTTTTCGGTCTTTTGCTCACCCTCTCCACGCTCATTGCGGCTTTAATTTTTATCTTATTATGAACAGAAAAATTGGATCAAACGATTTACTTTCTCCAAACACGCCCGTTCGCGTTGGCAATCGGCGGGGATTCGTTAAAAAATGCGAAACAGTCCCCGCTTCAAATGGGGGATTTATTTCCCTCCACACTGTAGTTTTCAACGAAAAGGCGAAAACTCTTATTTGTGGCAAGAAAACATGGGAGAAAATCAATCCCGTTGAAAGTGAAGTGAATTATTCCTTCATTTTGTTTTAATCCCCTCCACACTATGCGGGAAGAGTCCGAACCTCTCCCGCTTTGCTCTAATCGTCCCGCTATCGCGTTTTTATTACCTTTCCGCACTCTTTACCTTCCTTTCCACTATCGCGCATTCCTGCGGCAATGATCGTTTCCGATAAAATACCCCCTTCCACTTTTCCCTCCACAACACAACAAACCACAACACAACACAAACTAATGAATAATACACTCCACACACCCGGGCCTTGGAAACATGATTCCACATGGGGATTGATTAAACACGGCAAAAGCGAGATTTGCGCCCTCCACAGCGGCAATCTTGCCAATGCTCGCCTCATTTCAGCCGCTCCCGATTTGCTTGATTTGCTTGAGGCCGCCGTTGCACGGGTTCAGCTTGCCAATGATGAAGGAAATCCTATCCTTTCCGCTTGGCTTCCTGATGCCCTCTCCACACTCCGCAAAGCAAAGGGGGAAGCATGAAAATCCAAAAAGTCACTTTTGAAGGCGGCGTATTTCCCACAAAGTCATTCGCCCTCCACAAAGTCACATCCCCTTACTTCACGGGCCATTGCTCGGCGTGGTTCACGGGTGAAGGAAAAATCTACGATTGCGAATGGATTCGCCGGGATGGTGTTCACCGCCGCATTCCTATCGGCACGCCCATGTATCGTTATCTGGAAAGCCTCGGCCCAGTCTGGAAATAACCCTCCACAAAGGGCAGGATAGGTCAATCCCTATTCTGCCTTTTGTAAATAGATTTTTATGACATACTTTTCACTAACCTATTGTTGCCGCTCCACGGGTTCAAACTCCCCCTCCACAGCGTTGGAACATTCCACGGGAACAATATCAATATCGACTGCTTTTTTTGGCCCCTCCACATGGAGCGAAATCATTGCGTTAATGTTTAACCCTTTCCTGTCGTGAAGGTTATTCTCATCCAATCCCAACGCTCTGGTAGCCATTTTCTCGTATTGCGCCAATACATCGAGGCGAGCGGACTGGTCTTTAATGTTCCCCGATTTGTTCCTGATTTCAATTTGCTTTCTCTCCTCCGCAATTTGAGTCAGCATGAAGTTGTAATGGTTTTCCGTTTCCCTCCGCATTACATCTTCCATCTTTGGCGCAAGCGTGTTCGCTACCTCTTCACGCAGTTTGATTCGCTTTGCGATCCATTTCCCTTGCACCATCAAATTTTTGAGATAGTTCTTCGACAACTTGGAAAACTCAGGAGTCTTGAGAATGTCACCAAGCTCCGCGCCTGCCATGTATAGTTGTTCTATCTTCGCAACATCCCATTTCCTTCGACGGGTTCCGAGCGTTTCCGCATTGTATTCTTGTTTCATGCGCCCCTTCTATTCTATGCCTTTCCGCTTGTCAATAAATTTCCCTCCACAACAAACCAAACAAAACCAATGAAACTAACACCAAACAAAACAGTTACACAATCAACCTGCCTTCCACCGGAAGCATATATTCACCTATGGAATGTTGCTGCTGCTGCATCTGTAAGTGACCTTCCAAAAATCAAGTCCACCGTTTATCCAGACAGCAATATCAAATCCATCCCATTCAAGAAATGAGAACCTTTAACTTACACAAACAGAAACCCCTCTTCAGATTCAAAGACTCTCCACTTAGTGGGGAGTCAGTAAAGCGGGAGATGATGGAAGCCTTGGAAGCCGTTCTTGATGCTTATGGTGATGGTGACACGCTCTTGATGATGCAGTGCCGCCGTGCCTTGGATAACGCGAGGAGGAATGGCCGATGAACATCCATGATTTGATGGCAACAGTTGAGTGGTCTCACCCCATTCAACTCAATACAAAGCGAGGCGTTCGACTCCTCAAGAAAGCTCCGATTACCCAAGCCTTTTGGAGGGTTTACGGAGAAGACAAAGAGCTATTCAAAAAGCAAATGGCGGATGCTGGCATCCAGCTTGGCAAGTTCCGCGAAGAATGGCAACTAACCCACTGGTCAGACGATCAGCTTAAGTTCAAACAGATAATCGTTTCCGATAATCCTGTTGAGGCAGTGCCAGAGTTAGATTTGATTCCATTACTCCACCCCAAAGGCTTGTTTGAATACCAGCAAACCTCCGTGCAGATGGGTGTCGCCTCTATGAACAAATACAATCGCGTTCTTCTCGGTCACTCCACAGGCGTAGGGAAAACCTTCTGTGCATTGGGTATTGCACGGGAGTTAGGTAAACGCATTGCTGTAGTTGCACCTCTCGCTATCCTTACCGATTGGAGGCGAGCAGCTAAGATGATGGGAGTGGAAACATTTGAGGTAACTAATTGGGAATGGTTGAAGACTGGTAAGTCTAAGATCGGCAGATGGACAGATGATAAGAAGAAAGATTTTCGTTATTATCTTCCTGATGATGTTATCCTTATATGGGATGAGGTTCATCGCGGAAAATCTCCGGGTCTAAGTCAGAATGCTTTTCTTGTCCGTGATTCGGTTATCCAGAACATTCCTGCCATTGCTCTTTCTGCTACCATTGCGGATGATCCAACTAAACTATGGGCAATCGGGCAGTTCTTAGGTCTTCACCAAGGCGGTAAAGACTACTTCCGTTTCTTGTCACAGCACGGATGCCGCAAGACAAGGTTCGGGATGCAGTTCACCGGAGGCAATTCGGTTCTGAGAAAGTTGCATAGCCGCATCTATCCAGAGAAAGGCAATCGTCTAAGGCATTCCGATCTTGGCGAGGCATTCCCAGAGACATTGATAAGGGCAAAAGCCTTCGACATGGACAACGCTCGAAAGATTGCGGGTGAATATGACGACCTATGTAACCGCATTGAAGAGTTGAGACAAGCAGAGAATTTCAGCGCAAATGTTCTGGCAGAGCAAACCCGCGCTCGCCAGAGAATTGAATTGTTGAAATGCCCTGCCGTAGCAGCAATGGCCCGCGATTTGATAGAAGAGAATCACTCGGTTTTTATCGCAGTGAATTTTTCTGAATCGAGAAAATGGCTCATGGAAGAGTTGAAAACCGATTGCGCTATCTATGGCGGTCAAGATGAGATAGAGCGTAGAGGTAAGATCGATTCATTCCAGAATGATAAGAGCCGAGTCATCATTGGTATCATCCAAGCATCAAGGGAAGGATTAAACCTCCATGATCTCAACGGCAACCATCCACGAGTTGCGCTAATAATGCCTACGCCTTCCGTTTTCGACCTCAAGCAGGTATTAGGTCGAGTTCACAGAGCGGGTGGAAAATCGAAATCGGTGCAGTATCTCGTGTATTCGGCGGGCGTTCCTATCGAAGAATCCATGTGTGAGAAACTTGATAGCAAGCTGAAGCAGATGGACACCCTTAATGATGGCGAGATCGACGCAACAATCTCACTCGCTCCAAAAGAAGAAGAGAATCTGATCTGATTCTAAAAAGCAAGAAGCCCACCGAGGAAAAATCCAAGGTGGGCTTTTTTGTTGTTATCGGTTAACTACTAATTTCGCATGAATTGGTAGTTTATTAGTAGTTCGCCATATGCTTTAACTGATAATTCGTGGAGCCTCTTCTTTTGGTTCTTCTGTGTCGAAGCGTTTCCTAAACTGCGCTTGGGTGTAGTATAGGAACGCCATTTCCAAGTAGCGGATAGCTTCAAACCCTTCACCCTTGCGGGATTCTGATTTGATGACCATCATCGCTGCTGTATGCAACAGACTGGCCATTGCGTGGACTCGTTCGTTTAGTGTCTCGTCGCCGCTCTTAATGAAGGTGAACGCTTCAAGAACTGCTTTCGAGGTTTCGTTTTGTTGTGTTGGTTCTGACATAAATTATTTGTTTTCTTTGTTTTGTTGTCTTGCTATTTCTAAGTTAGTTAATCTTTGCACTTCTGCTTGAGCTTCGTTTCGCGCTCTCTCTGTCATAGCCAGCCTTGCCAGCAAGCGTGAGTTAATAGTTTGGAGTCTTGCTTTTTCTTTCTCTGATCTCTCCAAGATTTCCTGTCTATCATTCAACGCTTTGTTTGCAATACCTATGAGTTGTTCAGATGAGAACGCGCATAGTTTCACTAAGATTTTTTCAATCATTAACAATCCTTCGGTTTGAATCCGTAGGGCCAATGAGGATTCTCCTTCTCCCAGCGGTTTAGTTTTTCTTTGCCGTCTTGTTCTTTCCGGTCTGCTTTATCCTGCCAATAGGCTTCTGGATCATCTTCGTAATCTTTCTTGCTCATATCATGCTTCCTTTCCGAATTTCAACCATTCACCTTCGGCTGGATCGAACCATGACTTATCGCCAAGGTCGATCAAGAGTTGATGTTCTTGCACTTCTTCGGGCATCGAGCGGAGGACTTCCGAGTTGGAGAAGTTACCGACATTGAGGAGAAGGAAGCGATGACCGGATGGTTTATCGTCTTTACCCTGCTCATGCCGCACTCGGTTGCGAACCTCAGTCGAGGATAGCTTCTCAGTCTTTGCTGCTTCAAGAAGTTCTTGCTGTTTCTTGGTGCTGTTGTCACCGAAGTTAGCGTTGCCAATCTCACGATAGACTGTGAATGGAAGGGCAGGATCGCGCTTATCAGCAGGGAATGCGCGGCAAGCACGGGCGTAACCGGAGACAGTTGGATAGGACTTCTTGAAGTTAGAGCAGAGTTGATTGACTACATCCTCATGCCCTGCGTTCTCCAAGGCTACCACTGAATCACCGATGATCCATTGTGCTCCGCTTTCGAGAGTCAGACCGAAGGCAAATGCTGCTACCCAGTCTTTCATCTCCACCTTACCTTTAGGAACGCACTGAGTCATTCCTGATCCGATGTCGAACTTCTGAGTAAATGAACTGAGTTCCAATCCATCCTTCACACTCTCCACAAGGGCGAGGGATTCGTTGATTGGTTCATCTTCGGTAAGTTCAACCTCAACTTCTTCTGCCTCTTCTACTGCTGGCATGGCAAGGCGTTCTTCTTCCATCTCTTCGGCCATGTCCAAGTCAGCGGACATCTTCTCATACATCTCCAGCATCTCATCTGGCGCATCGTCGCCAAGGTATTCGTTCTTCTGGAGTTTGCTCCATGCCTTCTTGATGTGAGCTTCGGTGATGTTGATCCCCGGCCATTCGGTCTTAACGAACTCCCCCATTTGACGGAGGTAGGTTGACAGAGGGACAATGACTCCCTCTTGAGTTGGGCTGAACAATTCTATTTCTTTCTTTTTCATGTTGTGTTTAGGTTTAGGTTAGGTGTTCTGGGGAGAACAGGATTACCATGGAATGTTGTCTTCTTCCTCGCCTGCTGGTGCGTCGAGGTTCAAGTCTTCCGCTGCTTTCTCTACGCATTTAGCAAAGGGAGTGTTAAATCCTTTCTCTAAGTAGTATTCGTAAAGTTTGGTAAGGGCAGGCTTGCCGATCTCTGCCAGCTTCTTGCCCTTGTGTGATCCAGATGGGACGATGACAGAACCCCAGTCGTTGGGATCAACCTCATCCTTCACTGGCTCTTCCTTCTTCGGCGCTTCGACCTTCGATGAGTAGTGGATGCCCTTCCGGTTAGCTTCAATGAAGACCGATGAGACATACGAGCGAAGGGTTTCTTCGTCTGTGATCTTGCCAAGGTATGCCATGCGGACGAGGCTATCAATATACTGGTGAAGCTCCACGATCTCATCCAATGCCTTCTCTGGATTATCGGTTACGATAACCTTGGGTGTCGCAGGAGATGCAACACGGGCAGGCTCTTCGCTCTCGCCATCGTATTCAATTTTAGCCGATGCTGTAACCTTAATAAGAAGGTTTTCAATTTTTTTGCCTTCTTTTTCATAGGATTCTTTTTCAAATGTCACTCCACTCAAACCCTGCTTACTGCGAGTTGAGGATAATGTGACTGTCCTATTCTTAGCGGATTCTGGTTGGCTATTCTTCCAGAATGCAATTTTGTATGTCTGCCCATCAATTTCAATCTCACCATTTTGGACTGAAGTCGGGCCGTAGTTGCCTTCAAATTTCTTTTCTGGAAAGAGTTTGGTTATCTTCCCCGTTACTTTCTTAATGATGTCTTTCGGCTCAAGGCCGTCTAATTGGTTACTCATAATTTATTTACCAGTTATCTTCGTTTACTTCCAGTTCTTTGATTTCTTTTGTTGCTTTGTCATAGATGCGATAGAAATCTCCTAACCCGCCAAGGGAGATGCGGATTTCCCATCGGCTTATTGGATCAACAGTGTCATCTATGCTTGCTGATGGTTGGTTTGCCATCCAGTCTAATGCTTCTTGCCTATTCTCTTCTGGCAGCATCGCCAGTCTTTCGATAGGTGGTAGATTCTTACTCATTGGTTTTATAGGTTGTTTTGTAGTAGTGGCAGAAGGGAGCTACTGAGCAGTAACGCTCGCATCGCATATCCCCTCCGCTTCGTTTTTCGATTGAGTGTTTCGCGCCATAGGTAGGCAGCAGTCTTTCAGCTTCCTCTAATGTCTCGCACACTTTTGCTGCTCGTTTGTTCCCGTCCTTTCGGATCGCAAAGGTATCTGGTTTAGCCCATCGTTCCTTTGGATCACAGGCAGGGATGGTATCGTCTGGCATTGCTGCCGCTGCTTGGTGGAGTTTGATCCGCTCCGTAGCGTAGGCTATGCACTCTTCGTTATCCCAAAGAGGTATGTCAACAATGTGAACTGCACACTGAGGATACTCTTTGTCAAACTCTGCCTTGCTTGCCTGCCAGTCACGGAGGATGGCGACGATCTGACCTTTCTTGACTTCGTATCCATACTCTCTCCAGAGCATAGCATTGAGGTTGATCTGTGCTTCCCACTCAGACTTGCCGCCGAGGAGGAAGGAGAATACCGATGTTACCTTGAAGTCAGAGATAGTCTGATTGCCAGTCTCGTAGAGGTCAGTCTGTCCGGTCAGCGTCCATCCATTGATTTCTTTGTATAGACGCTTCTCAGTCATCTCATCCTCGCCGCCTGCCAACTCAAGAACTTTATGCACTGACTGACCAAGTAATGCCCACACCCTGTCGGATGCGTCTTCTACGATCTGGTCAGAGTAGCGTTTCTTAAGTTGGTTGATCTTCGGTGGCCCGATCAAGGTAGTCACTGAGATGTCAGCTTTCCTTTGACCTGCCATATAACCATCGTGTGCCAACGCCCGATACATGGGCGCGGGCAAATCGTGTCTATTCGTTATCGTCATTGGGTTCGTCCCAGTAGGTAGGTCGGATGCCTTGATCCATGTCGCGCATCGCACATTTATGAATGTATGCTTCGTGACGCGCCTCTTCGATTTCCGAAGAAAGATCGTAATCGTCTTCCATTACTCGTAGCACTTGGCAAGGATTTCAGCCACACCCTTGAGGTGGTCGCCCTGCTTGACTACTGCCTGCGCATTGGGAAGATTGCCGAGAAGGAATCGTCCATCTGCTGCTGCCGCCGATACCAAGCGGAGATAGATTTCACGCTGGAGTTCGGAGTTCTGCACTGCTGGTTTTTCTGTTACTTCTTTTTTTACTGTTGGTGTATCTTTCATTAGGTTTTTATGGACGGAGGTTGTGCCGTTCACAAGGCAAATCTACAGACTACGATTATCGTGTCAACATTTTTTTAATACTTTTTAGAAAATATTTTTATCGGTTACGATAACAGAAAACGCACCCCGAATTTCTCCGAGGTGCGTCCCCTAATGAATAACATGAAACAAACCCAATGCAGTTTGCAGAACCAATCTACATCAGCTTCTGCGGGTGTCAAGGCTTTTCAAATTTTTCTCTCACTCTTGTTTCAGCAATATCTCTGGCAACATTTCCAATCTTCTCTACATACTTGCTGTAACCTTCCGCTGACGCTTCAAAAAGATCAGTGTAATTTGCCTTCATATCTTCTGCGATAAGTGAACCATATTCTTTCACGAACATCTCGTATTCTTTATTAGTCGGGTCTCTGTCGAGCCTTTGTGCAAGCTGATTCCGAGTCGGTATGCTTGGCCCACCACCCTTACTCAAGACCAACTCATGAAGCATGATTGATTCTCTGTCAGTCGGGATGTCATAGATAATCGGAACTCCGAGCTTAAACATTTTGCTTGCGAAGTCAGTTGACAACGATGGTTCACCAAATGCGTTCAAGGATTTCGGTGCTACGGCAGGCCCGATGAATGGGATGTTTGACCATACCGCGCCATCCAATGTGCGTCTATCAATTGGGTCGTTGATGAAGTTTGAGAGGTTACTTGCAAGGCTTGTTCCCAATACTGGAATCAGAGTCTTTGCAGGGAAGGTCAACCCCTTCGCAACGCCCTCTACACCGATGTCTCCGTAGGTTCCGAAGAGTGACTTTGTGGTGAAGGCATACGGCCCACGGCGAAGTGCTGCATCAAATACAAACCCCGCAACGATGGAAGCGTCTTCCAATTGAGTTCCTGTATTCGCATCTCGCTTTTGCTTCTTGCGAATCTCCAAATCATCGAGCGCACCAAGCATCATGGCAGGCCAAGTGAACGCCTCAAATCCCCTCATCATATTCAAGTCAAACTTGGACTTCCCGAAATAAACGCTCATCGTGTTTGGCTTATTGCCTGCCTTATACCAAGAGTCGTAGAACTGAGGGTCATCGCTCCTCTTTGGGCCATTACCAGTAAATACTATCTTGAACTCATCTTCCTCTGGTTCGTCAGTTGAACCAGCGCGGAGGGATGCAAGCGCAATCAATGCTACAGTGCCAGCGATAGCCTCGTTTAGCCTTTGGCTATACTGAATATCAGTTCCAAGTGACTGAGCATAAGGAGATGTTCTGCCCATCTTTTTTGCGATGGCATCATATCCAAAGCGCACAAATCCATATGGTGAAAACCAAGCTGTCTCACGAATCACGCGAGCAGGAACGATTGCGAATCCATAGATAACTCGGCTGAACAATTTCAAAATCTGATTGTCGGATTGATTGGCTGCATTCGCCATCGACTCTAACAACCACAAGGCAGGCATCGAAGATACGCCAGCGTCTTTCAGTTTGGTTGACTCGTCTTTCAAAGAGTCAAGTGACTGCCTATTCCTACCAACAGAAGACAACGCATCGTTGATTGCAGCATCCATTGCTTGCTTAATATCACTCTTCTCTACGCCTGCTTTAGTCAGAGCATCATTCCATGAGGAAATGTAGAACTCATCAGCGAGAATGCTTGCTTTGTTTTTATCGGTTCCGATAGCGATCTGTTGAAGGTAGAAATCATTCTTAGCCTTCATCATCACCGCAAACATTTCGTTACCTTCTTTGATAGACATCCCTTGCCGCTTCATTACTGCCATCGAATACTTGCTGATGTTCTGGTTCTGAAGTGAGGCAATCGCGCCATAGTCGAGAGCATTCAAGATACGACGAACATAGTCCATCATACCAATCATCATGTTCTTTACTCCGTCTGCTCGTTCTCTTGGTGTCTTACCACTTTTGAACTGATCTACTCCACGACGATAAAGCCTAAGAAGATTGTCATCGTTTACAATGTAATCCACGTTGGAGTAAACTGTGACGTTGTTCTTGAAAGAGAAGGCAACTGTGTTTGCCCACGATTTGATTGAATCTACAAGGGCAGTAGCTGCATTAGTAATAGCCTTCGGATTACCCTTGAGTGTTCCTGATCCAATCTCAATAATAGCATTCCGCATAGCAAATGCGATTGGCGAGAATGAGTTCACAGTCAATGTAGGAATGCCACTCAATGCTTGTGCATCGTAGTATTGCCCGATGACATCCCTAGCGCGGATAGGTAGTTTAGCCTTGGAGATTACATCTTGGATTGCTTTGTAGGCTTCTGCCTTTTTAAGCTCGCCTGCTTCTGGATCAGAAAGGATAGCGTCATTCTTGAGAAGAGTTTTGTATTGGTCTGGAGTAAACCCAGTCCATCCATTTAATGCCGCCATGTCACTCAACACATTCCTTGCTGGGTCTAATGCTCCAGCGCGGAGGGCTTGCAATACCTTCTGGAATGCTCTGCGGCTTCTGGTATCTCCAGCTTTCCAAGGTGCAGACTTGCTAATAGCATCTGTGAATGCTTGCTCCTGCGCCATCGTGAAGCGTTTCTGGAGCGAGATGTCCATCAGCTTCGCAATCCTCTCAGACTGGGCAACAGTCAATCCTGCTCTGCGGAGGTAGTCGCGCATGACTTCATATCTCCAGTTAGGATTCTGTTGATCTTCCAGCGGAGTATCTTTGATTGCTTTGACGATCTCCGAAATTGGCCCTTTCTCTATGGCTTTGTTGATGGAGGATAATTCCCTCGAAAGGTTGTTGATCTCATGCTGTCTCCAAACAATATCTGCCAATGTCTCTGCTGCTGCTGGTTCAACTCCTGCTTCTTGTAGCTTGGCAACCAACATGGATTTCCAAGGAGCTTTGCGTTCCATGTCTGGACGTTGTTTCAAGTCAGCAGCCACGATAGCACGAACATCATTTGCGGTCTGCCTTGCTGTCGCTGGATCGAATGAAGGTGTATCAGACTGAATCTTGGCGAGCTTTTCAATCTCAGCGTCAGCTTGCTTTTGAACCTTCTTGTATTCCTCATCAAGTTCCGCTTCCTCAGTCTTGCGTTGTTGAGTTTTCTTCTCAGTAGCTTTAGTAAACTCCTCGTTGATCTTACCAACCAAGTCAGTTCCAGAACGATCGCCAACTGCTTTGATCTCATCAGTCAATTCTTGCTCGGTTACTTGTGGAGTCTTCTCTACTGCTGCATAGGCATCTTTGATGGATTGGATTTGTTCTTTAGTTGGGTTAGGCCCGTAGATAAACTCTGCTACATAGTTGGTGTAGGCATCCTGCTCGGCTTGTCCCATTATCAAAAATCGTTGGGCTAACTCCAACCTTGCGCGAAGGGTTTGACCCGCCCCTGTTGCGCCCATTGCTCCAGTCGGTAGTTTATTGATGTTGGACATCATTATACCAAGCATCTTCTTGTTACCTTCCGCTGCTAGTCTTATAGAATACTCAAAAAGGTCATTCACAAATAACGCTGCGCCCATACTAACCTCTGATCCTTCTACTCTGCCAAGGTCATTCAACTCTTCCGCGAAAGCATTTCCTTGTTTACTGGTCAGCTTTCCAATGGCTCGGAATGCTTCAGTAGTATTCTTATCTGATACTTTCGATGGGTCAAACTGCTTGCGTAAAAGTTCTTGAGTCTTGGCAATGATACCTTCTGGAGTTTTCTTTTCTGGGCCAACCTTTGCACCCATTACTTGCTCACGCTTTTTACCTTTACCAACATTTACTGCGCCAGCTTCACCCTTCTTAGGAAGATACCCCATGAGTTCATTCAACTTCACTGGCGCACCACTCACTGCTTGCCACACTTCCCCAAGGAACTCTCTGACCGCATCACCGAATTGCTGGATCATCTGTTTGGCCCAAGCACCAAACTCCATGCCAGCTTCGTAGATGTTCTGTCCTGCTTGGATAAAGTCTTCTTTGGTGGGGATTAGAACGCCGCCTTTTTGTCCGAGTTTTGGTTTTTTTGCTGTGGGTTTAGTTTTGCCAGCAGTTTCTGGGAGTGTGATAGCTTGGTCAGCAGGGCGAACTTCCCTGCGAATTGAGGCTTTGTATTGTTTGTATTCTGGATTGTTTTCATAAGATGAAATGTCTTGGTCGATTAACAGATATGGTTCTGCCAATGTTTGCTTTTGTTCTTCAGATACAGGCAGGTTATCAATGATCCTTAACGCATTATCAATTTGCTTATTGGCTACATCAATTTGCTCTGGACTGATCTGCCTATAGAACTCTGGAGTAGCTGAAACCTTCTTCGCTCGCTTACCTTCTTGGACGATCTTTGATTCACCTGTATTAAAAATATCAGCTATTGCATTAAGCGTTGGTGACTTTTCAATCTCAATCAAAGATGGAGGAAGTTGGAAGTCATCTTCCGTAGCGTTAAATTCTTCTTCTGTAATCTGTGGTTGCGATTCAACTATTGCTGCAACTTCTGGAATTGTTGGCTCAACTGGAGCTTGGCGAGTCTGTCCTTTACGAACCCATTGGATTCCTTCAATCTCACTGATAGCTTGATTGGGATTGATTGGAACTTCATACTTATCATTTGTTCCAAATGGACGGAATACGGCAGTGCCATCTTCAAGCGTTACTGCTCCGCGCATTCCTTCAAACTCAAAGGTATCTTTGTTCTGAATAGATTCTTCAACTGTTCTTGCAGGAAGTGGCGCAACTTCAACGGGTGGCGTGACTACTTGTTCTACTGGTGCGGGTGCAGCTTGTGTAGGCTGAACTTGTAAGGTTTCCTTAACAGTTGGCTCGGCGGGTGCAGTAATCGCTCCAGCCAACGCTGCCTGCTGTTCCTCTATCGCGGTTATCGGTTCCGATAATTCTTCTCCAAGGGACTGCTTTAGTCCTGTAGCTTTCTTTTGCTCCTCGGAGATTCGCATCCGCAATTGCTGCGCTTTTGGATCAGTTGGCTCCAGCGTGTCTAACTCTTGCCTTAAAGAATCAATCGCGTTCTCAGATTGGTTAAGATCGTTGATAACCTTTTTGGTTGTGGAGTCAGTAGCGGAAAGTGATCTTGCTTCTCTATCTGCTGAACGATTGATGTCTTGTTCAGCCTTCTCTTCCGCTGAAAGAAATTCAACTCCCTTCAACCCGCCACCAATCACACCACCTGCCACCGCGCCCATCGTAGCTACTTGCGGGACATTCTGGAAGGTAGGAACGTCTTTACCCTCTCTTTGTAGGGCGATGTTCTGTGAGATTTGTTCTGCTGCTTCTTGAGTTCCCTCAGTCAAAGCCTCTACCCCACCAGCCATAGCTCCTTGTTTCAAGAACTCTCCGATGGTTTTCTTTGTTACATCTTTCCCTCTGCCAGTAAGAATGCGTGTTGCTATCCTTTCCGCTCCAGTTGATGCGGCCAATGCCCCGATGCCAGCGTTAGTAAGAATCAAGTCTAAGTTCTTACCTCCATAAGATTGAGCCTCGGTAGCAGCACGATCAGCTTCAACTTCGCTAAGACCTTGCTCGCGGGAGTAGTCTCTGACTGATTGGTAGATGTCGCCTTTGATCGAGCCTGCTGCTTGGGCCGCACCAATAGTAGCCTGCGCTCCGATCTGAACTGGTATAGATGCGCCTCCGGTTAATAAGCCAGCAGCTAAAGACGGAAGCATATACCCCGCCATTTCTGGCCCAAGTGTCTCTGGAGATACAGCTACAGCTTTAAGACCAGCCATAACTTTATTGCCCAAACCTTTTCCTTCTGCTTCTTGGAACAAGCGAGATATTTCTTCTTTGTCTTGCTTGGCTTGAGCCGTAGTAAACTGGTCAATGTAATCTTCTACTCCAGCAATCTCTTTAGACACCTTATTATTTGCGCCAAATAGATCAGTAAACATCCTTACCGATCCAACCGCTGATTTCGCAAATGCACTGCCAGCCCTGCCAACTCCTGCTTCTAATTCTTCTGCTGCTGTTTGAAGTGTATCACCAATAGAAGTGCCTGCTGGTTCTGGTTCTGGCATTGGTTTACCAGAAGTAATAGAAGCAACTTCTTCTAAAGAATATCCACGTTCTTTTACTATGGAAAAATCGGAATTTGTTTCAGCAAGTTTACTCCAAATCTCATCATCAGAATACCCGCGCTCACGAATAGTCTTTAAATCTTCTTGGGTAATCATTTCTTTTTAGCTGGAAATTGCGATAAAAAATCAGATGCTTTTGATTGTGGCAGAGGTGCAACAGATTTCAAGCGAATAAACTTAGCATTGTGAGTATTGGCAGCAGCAGTTTGAGTCTGAAGCATGGTGATTTGATCCGCTACATCTTTAGAAACTGTAATTTTACTCTCCGGTTTTCCTTTAACAGAAAGGTCATAGTTATCTTGTTTTGCCGCCATAGCACCACTTATTGTAGAAACTTTTGTTGTATCTACTTTTACTGGAGCAATATCAATAGCCAACGCATCGTTGTTTGCTTGCGATAACAAGTCTCTCAATTGAGGATTACTACTTACTTTTACAGATGCTTCCTGCCAATCTCTCAACCAACTAATAGCAGATTTTGCATTAGGGTCTTTATCAATTTCTTTCTGATTGATTGAATAACTAACATTTCCCGTTTTGGGATTTACATTTACACCACTCAAAACATATTTTGAAACTGCTTGTGGAAGTTCAACGGCAACTGCACCCGGAACGCCTATACCAGCAGCGGTAGAAAGTTCAATTTTCCCACGGCCTTTAGGTGGCTCGTATGCTGCTATATCTTCTTTGTTTGGGAAGATAATAGATGTGTTATCCATTTCAGCCCGTTGTTTATCAAGTGGCAATTTGGCAAACCTATCTTCAATCTTGGTAAATTTCTCAAGAATGTTTTTAGGTGGAGGTTCTTTTTGCATTTCTGGCAATACCCCTCCCATTGCTTGTGCCGCTTCTCTTGTTGGGCCTTGCGACATTACAGGAAGTTGCTCTGCATTTTGTTTATCAAGTTCCTCCCTCGCCATTGCCGCTCCAACTTGATTTTGTGGTGCTGGAATTCGCAAACCCGGAAGTTGGCCTGCAACCATTGGATTAACTTGAGTTTGATCTACAACTTGTTCTGCGTCTTGGGTTGTATCGCGCCCTTGATTCAACATATCTACATAACTTCCAACGTCGAATCCGCCACCACCACCTTCGCCGCCGCCACCATATCTCGCATTATACATATCTTCACGAATGCGAAGTTGTTCTTTTTTATAGAAATCATTTGTTGCAAGTTCTATTCCCTTTTGAAATGCAGGTATAGCTTGCCTCAAATTTGGATTATTTATTACTGATGGGTCTGTAATAAACGGCATCAACTTCGCATACGCCTCACCAGTCTTCCCTGATCCAGCAAGTGTCATCGACTCCTGCATACTCTGCTGCAAGAATGGTAGCATCTCCTGCGCTTGCTTCTGCTGCTCGCGTTCACGAAGAACCTTGGTTACATTGTCTCCAATTTTAGCCAAAGAATCTGCCACCCAATCCGTTGATTTGGATGCTCGCTCCGTTCCTGTCATTATGAGTTCTGCGATAGACATAGTATTTTATTGATATGCCAATTTTTTTGTTCCTTCAAATGGATTGGCTATTTGAGATGATTGAGATTGTCCATAAGCAGATAATGCTGAACTAAGAAAATCCCCAAATGCACCAGCTGTAGAAGTTTTAGTTGATGGGCCTCCAGCTCCATAAGCAAGCCCTTGTTGTGCGGCACTAACATTACTCATACCCATCAACGCACCAGAGGTAGCCTTACCGATGTCAGATACACCTTGGCCGACTGCTTGTTGGGCAGCGTAGCTTGCGGCGATGTTTTCTTTGTTTGCTCCGTAGATTTGATCCGCCAAACCAGATTGTGCTGCGTAAATATTCTTGAACACATCACCTGTCATCTTAGCTTTCTGCAATCCGACTTCTGCTTGGGCAGTTTGGTAGCCAAGTTGTAGTCTTCCTACATCGAGTGGTTCTGCTGTGAATGCCCTTGCCAATTGCTGCCAGTTCATTGCTGTGTTTTGAACTGATGGCATTGCTGCCAGTCCCTGCCTTTGAATATCAAGTGAAGTTAGTCCAAGGTTACGCGCCATCTGCCCTTGTGCTGCTTGGAATCCACCAGCGCGGCCTGCCGTTGCTGGATTGAATCCTGCGCCTGCACTCTCTGCAACATTGCGTGTGATTTGGTCTTTGACATCTTGAGGAATATCTCCTTTAAGATATTGCGAGATAACATCCATCGCTTGCCCGATTTGAGTCTGAGCTTGCTGGCGTTGCTGTGCTGCTCCGGGTTGGAATGTCTCAAGTTGCTTGCGATAGTAATCTGAAATCTGACCAGCATCACCGATCATTGCTCCAAGGTTATACTCTGGAGCTTTGACTTCTTCAATCATCCCTTGGACTTGTTCTTGTCCCTTAACAAATCCTTTGGTAGCTTTTCTCTGCTGTCTTTGAAATTGTTTAGATGCTGCACCCTGAGCTTTCTTGGCTCGATCTGCTGCCGACATTGAGATAGCCGCCGACCCTGCCGCCGCACCTACAGCTACCACACCAGCCGCAATAGCGAATCCGCTGGTATGAAACATCATTGGATGTTTGTTTAAAAGTAAATCTTCTGGATGCTGAAGGAATCTCATTTGATTAAGTCGGTTCGATTGTGCCGCCACTTCTGCACCCTTGGGTCTTCCTTGGCGATGTGAGGATTAAAGTCTCTTGAAGTGATTGTGTCAATAATTTCGTCTGGATCAGTTAAGTCTGTGACATGGCAGGTAGTCCAGATTGTGTCTCTATGAGTGTAGAGCATACGCCTTGTTCCTGCTTCTGTGATGCCGCTATAGCCCGTTTTGTAACGATGGGCGGGGATACCATGATACCAGACAGTCACATCACCCTTCATAATAAAAAAAGGATGCGTAGTCAGATGAAGCAAGGTTGTGAGAATCGTATCCTTCGGCATATAGATTTCCCGAATATACATTCCCGGTGTGAACTTGTGAACCAACGGACATTCCCGTGGAGGAAGTTTTAGAATCTCCAAGTCCATCAAGTTTAGTTCGTAGTCTGGATCGCCATATCCAACTACGTTTCTTGCATCAATCTTGTCTGGGATTGTCAGCGTCATCGGTAGAGGAAGTAGTCGTTTGGTGATGGAGAGAGTAGGTCAGACCCAATTAGGTTCTCTGCCCGACTATAGTTAGCGAAGCGAATTGGCCCTGCTGTTGGTATCTCCAAGTTCTCCATCTCTTTCTCCTGCTCTTGCACGGCAAGCGCGAGGTTACTCAAGAACTCTTGCGCCTTACGATTCTCACGCGAGTTCAATGCAAGAACCGCATAGATCATCGCATCTGGAATGAACTCACAGAGTTCCTTCGGATCGGTTAGATCAAAGTATTTCTTCGATGCGTAGAGCGTGATACACTCGCAGGTCTTCGGTGCTTTGAATCGACGGAAGGTTGGGTTAGCATCGTTCGGTTGATAGATTGCTATCAGCGTCTTTGCTTCCAATGCAGTGTCGTAGGCATACACCCGAATCCTTCCTTTGGTAATTGGCTTACTGACTGCCCGAATTCCTTTCACAAGGAGATCAGATTTTGCCAGCGTTGGAGGATTAGCAGTAGTCACCTTAACCTTATGGTAGGTGTCATACTGGTCTTGCGCTTCAAACATCAACTCTACGCCGATGTCTTCAGCTTCCTCGGCCATTACTCCGATTTGGTATGGATGCGTTGTGTAGTCGCGGAAAAGAACATGGAGTCCTCCTACTTCTACAATCCCCCTATGGCATGAGTGATCTGCGTGCAGAGCGAAAGCGTTGGTCGCATTGAACCATTCATCAGCGAGGCTCGCAGAGTTGTCACCGATCCAAGCAAGTTTGATTTGCTCATAACGGGCTGGAAGCGTGAAGCAATCGTTCACACAGCAAATCTGGACGTATTCTTCTTGCGAACTCCACGCCCGTTTGTTCCAGAGCAGTCGTCTTGCTTGGTTCACAGCTTTAACGGCTCTGTCGTAAGAACAAACGCCACTATCGCCAACAAACCCTTTGACGACTTCCACCATCTCTTCGAGGGTATCAGCCATAGGGATTATCGTTTCCGATAATTATTTTCCGCCAACGGGCTTGCCAGATTTAGGCAGAGGTGCGCTGGAGTATGGGTTCTTACCAGTGTTAGGTGGGTTCATATTGCCCATACCTTCACGGATCATGCCGCGAGTTGGTGAGCCTCCGCTAACGAGTTTAGGATCAGTTCCTTTTAGTGGTGTCATATGTTTATTTTCTTTGTGATGGCTTATGGTGTCGAAGAATGAACCGCCATCCAGTTCAAGCTCGTAATTTCTGCAATGTTGTTATCAACGCGAAATGTAAATCCTGCTGTGTTTTGTGAAACAATAGTGTAAAGCGGCGTTGTCAATGGAGTCCCAGAAGCGTAAATAGGAGTCAATGAGATTCCATAAACAGCAGATGGTAGTGGAGAACTAAAGGTAACTCCAATAGATGCCGTGTCTCCAGTAATAATTCCAGTAACAGTGTTATATCTAACCCTAATTGTTGGATTTAATTCTAAAGCATCAACTCGCGTATCAAGTGCGCTAATCTGCGTTTGCTGGTCAGCAAGGTCTTCGTTGATTTGAGCAACTTGCGCTGGAGTTACATCGCCAAGTCCCGGCACATTGATTGTTCCGTTAGTAAGAACCTCATCAATGAATTGCTGAAATACACTTTGCCAGTTACCAGTTGGACAGAAGTCATCTGGAACATTTGGAAATGTAAGTGCTGGAGACGAAGATTGATTGTCCATAGCGTTTAATTTACGATATTGTATTCCCAATATTTCTCTTGGCAACACAAAAATGGTTCACATTCTTGGTTTTCTTCTGGGCAGTCGCCAACTGGAGAGTCATCGTTGTTCTTAATGTTTGCCATCAGCCTTACTCGGTCAACTGTAGCTGCCCCAGTTAGGTTTACTTTGATCTGAAACTCGCTTCCTTCTACTGATGGAATGCCTGCCAAATCATTGCACTCGCTTGGGTCTGGCGTGTTAAACTTGTAGCGTTTGTAGCGATTACCGCCTCGTTGTGGGAAGCATTCAGTTACTTTAGGTGAACATGGATCACACCCGAATGTCGTAGGCACTTTCAGTTCTGACCAGCAAGGATTAGAGTCGGCGCGGAACTCAACATCACTTTCTACCTGTCCTTTAATCTCACTCATCCACATTTCTCCACCAGTAATCTTTTTGCGGAGGAACTTGTTGGTAGCCCCGCTTCGGTTGAAGTCATACCTACCAGTTGTGAAGAAGGATTCAATCTGCCTGCTTCCATTAGGCCCGTAGTCGTCGCCTTGAGCTATTGTGAACTCGTAAAGTCGGTTCTTGTTGTCTGCGTCGAACGAGAATCCGAATCCTCGTTTCTCACCGCTTATCAATGCAGTCAGAAGTTGAGTTGGTCTGATGCCTGTCCAGATTCCATTCCAGCGGAATTGCAGTTGAGCATCTGGTGCAGGTGAAGACGATTGGTCGAGGTCGAGAACTACCATACCCCTATGATACCTGTTTAGTCCTTCTACACCTTCTGCTCGGTAGGTCTGTGGCGAAACTGTGCTGATGATGTAGTTATCAAAAAACATCGTAGAAGCGAATTGCTTCAGCCATGGAGTATCATTCTCGACCCACTTGTTTACTTCCCTCGATAGTTTACGAAGCGAGAAGTATCTGGCAAATTCAGATTGGCTATTAGAATAGAATGCCCAACCATCGTGTGATCTAAACCAAAGCTCAGAGTTGGCGAGTCCAAGGTATGGCGATGTGCATCCGCGCCCAAGGAGTGAGATGCGCTGGATGTTCGATGTATTCCATTGGCTTCTTGGTAAAGAAACATCCATTGAGAATGCTCCGTTACCAGTAAGGACTACAAGTTCACCTTGCCCGCGAAGGTTAGTTCCGATCTGTGGCATGACCTTCATACCAGTGATATTCCCCATCATGGCTGGAGTCGAGAACGCGCCACCTTCTGCCCAATATCCAATCTCTGTGAAGTTCTCCGTATTCTTGGTGTCAGTAAACCCACCACCATAGATAATGTCAGATGCGTAGATTTGATTGAACCTATCAGAAACAAAGACTCGCCCGAAGGCATACTCCATAATCGTTCCAATCGGCATCTTTGCCAAGTATGGGTTCAGTCGGTAGGCAGGTAGCTTGACTGTTCCTGTTCCCGTTCCTCTTTGAGTGTCTGTGATGACTGCCGTAAACTTAACTCCAATCGTATTGGATGGCGCACCGATCAGCATGAAGTTTGTAGTCCCGACTGATACAATCTCGCAGTAGTCTCCGTTTTGAATCTCACTTGCTGTCAACGTTCCTAATACTCCATCCCATGCTATAGCATTTTGGTAGCCATTTTGGATATACGCCCGATCTTCGGCTTGCACAAACCATGTGTGCATCATACCCGGATCGTTGCCTTCGATGATCTTGTAGGCAAACGCTCGGTTGTTTACCATCTTCAGAAAATAAATAATCCCAGATACCGATAGCAGGATACCATCGCTCGTTCTGAAGTTAGTTGAGCGATATGGATACGCGCCTTGAAAGCTACCACCAAGAATATCGTTAACGATAGTCTCGGCTTCCCCATCTCCAGCGATAATTGGGATGTTCCGAATGCTTGGCCTTGTTCGATTGATGCCACCTCGGAATGTCCTATTTACCGACTCTGATACTACAGACTCCGGTAAATACGATGGATGAGTATCTGCGTCTTGCGCGATGATACTTGTGAATCCATCAAAGACTGATCCTTCTGCTGGCATTATGCGTTGACACTCTTGATTACGATAAAGCGCAATGTCAGTGCTTCAGACAAACTTCCTCCCGTAATATTGCGGATCACGATGTTAGCATTGCCTGCCGCTGGAGCTACTGCAAAGTTGTATGCACCAAGCGTTCCTCCAGAGATGTGACTTACCACAACGATGTCCGTAGCCTCGATCACCGAGTTGCTCAAGTTAAAGGTAACGGCAGTAGCGGATGCGAGGGCCGCGTTATCGGTTACGATAATTCCAGTAGGACGATTCAGCGTAACAGAGTTTGTCTTTGCTCCTGCGCCTTGCGTGATAGACCCGCCAGCACCAGTATTGTATCCAATCTTGGATGCGTTACCATTAGCGAGAATCGTGCTGCTTGAAGTAATCGCGGCAGTTGATGTCGCCCCGCTCACGCTCAATGATCCAGTTGATGTTGCACCAGAAACAGTCAGCGACGATGCTGTAATAGCAAGCGTTGGAGAAAGTGAACCTACAGTCAATGCTCCAGTAGTAGTCAATGGCTGGCTACCAAGATCAACTGGACTGGATTGAAGAACGCTATTAAGCGTAGCAAACTCTACAAGACCCGTTGAATCTTTTCTCAATACAGTTCCGCTCGCTCCGTTTGTCCAAGTCAAATTACCAGCACCATCAGTCTTCAAGACTTGCTGGGCAACTGGACTCTGAATTGTCTTTTGGCAAGCAGCAGAGTCTTCTACTACCAATCGTTTTCCATTGGCAGTTGTCTCAAGTGGTTCACACAACAACGGATATTCAGTATCGCAAGGTGGGCATGGTGTGCAGTAGCTCATATATTAAATTTCCGTTTTTTCTCTACGCTCGTCAAATTCCAACGCCTGCTGTTCTTTAATTTGTTGGTTGATATGCTGTATCAATGGTGCAGACATACGATATGGCAACTCCACCAATGCTGCACTCAATACTTGTAGTTGTTGTTCGTTAAATTCAATTTTCATGTTTTATATATTTGCTAAGATAAATGCAAAAAGCTCGTCGTAACGGACTCCGTATCTACTACCAGAATTAATTCCAGGAACAAGCATTTCTCCGTTTTCATCTTTTATTTCTTCTTTTGAATCCCACTCATCGTAACAGAAGATTCCATATTTGTTGGCATCCAATCCTTCTGACTCAAATGCTTTTTTTACTTCTTGTGCAATTACGCCAAAATGGATTCGTGCGTTTTCTCCTTTTTTCTCTACAGCATCATTCCACTTATATGCGCGGATCAATGATTTTAATTTAGTTGCAACTGATTTTTCTGTATCACTTATATTTCTAATTTGTTGCTTTTCATTTTGATCTGATGTATTGATTGTTCCAGTTGCAGCATACACAACCGACCATCTTTTAGAACCTTCTCCTAAAGAATATAAATTATCATTAAGCGGCCTAATCATTTGATTAAATACATGCTCTCCTGCTTGAAAAATTAAATTGGCCGTTCCGTCTGTATTTGATCCTCCAGACGAAAGTATTCTTGAGTCAAAACCGGATGTTGCGCCTATTGAAGATTTCATGTCAATATATCTGACATTAGAATCATTATCTCCAAACAAAATCTGATCAGTAGTTGTTTTTAATTTTAATCTTCCTTGTTGATCGTATATTTCAAAATTACCAGTATATGATTTTAATTGATTTGTGCTATTAGTTCCATCACTTATAACAATATTGCTTACATTGGATAATGTCCTTGGCCCTGATAATAGTGTAAACGATCTTCCAACTCTATTTGTAATTTGACAATTTGATATTAAGCACGATTCAATTATATTTTTTTGGATTATTTCAATTACATTGGTTGTGTTACGAAATACAACATTCGATACAACATTGCTTCTATTTGACAAAAGAATACCTGTGACACTTGCAGTTAATCCTGCATTAGATTGAAGCGTTGTATTTGTTATAGATGATCTATGACAATTAAATTTTATGTGAGTATATGAAGTTCTGGCTCCCTCCAATTCCAATATAAAGCAATTAGAAATATAACAACCGACTGGATCATAAACAAGGTCACTTGCTATATCAATTGCACAGTCAAAGGATGCTATATGGCTATCTGAAATAACATGGTTATTAGCTGGATTAACAAGATCAAAAAATTCTATACCTACATCCAATTGCGCAAGTCCGGATTGATGTATAAAAATTCCTTCAGTTTGTCCAGTTACAGTTATTCCCTTATAACAAGAAGAAATTGCTACTGCACGCATATGAACTCCAAGGCAGGTATCTATTACAATTCCAATACCATTTGTTGTTCCATGTCCCTGCCAAGACCCAAAATAATAATAATTCTGTATAATGCAACCTTCAGCCTTATACATATAAATTCCATTTAACCAATATTGATTGTTTGGAAATGGCACAACTGTTCTATCATATTGATCCTCCCCCAATGTATTAACATTAAAAATTTCTAAATGGGAAGGATTGGGCCAAGGTTTTTTATCATTAATATATGATATTGCTATTTTTGTATTTTTGTCTGTATATAATGAAAGATTATGTATTGATGAACTTCTATCTTTTATATATGTATATGGACTTAAATTGTATGAAAAACCATTACAGTTCTTAAAGAATAAATTTGTTGACTGTAACGATTCGCCAAGAAATGAAGTTGTTTTTGTTATTGTTGTTAAATCTGATGTAATTTTATAATTTCCTTGAGGAATATAAATTGCTTTTCCATTTTCACTTGCATTTGCTATAGCAATCGCGGCGTTAAATGCAGCGGTATCATCTGATCCAGATTGCGTAGTTGGGTTAAAATTCCCAATTGCACCAAAATCCTTCACATTGACTACATCAGCAAACCTATCTTGCAATAAACGCGAGGTTGTGCTGCCGGTAGCTAATACTGGTTCAAATACATTTTGATCTGCTTTTGTGATAGGCATAATTATTTAGATTCTAACATTGCAACTTTAGCTGAAAGCTCTTGAACCGCTTTAATCAAAGGAGCAATCAGTTCTTGGTATCCAATTGTCATTACATCGTCTCCACCTTTGATTGTGCTATCTTGGAATCCACCGAAATCAACGCCAGTAGATTCAATAAGAGCCTTTACTTCTTGAGCAATAAGACCATGATGAAAGCGTGTGCGTTTTTTGCTACCATCACGCACAAGATTTTTCAATTGCGATTCTTCTCTCCATTTTTCCAAGTCTTGTTTATACTTCGCAATCTCATCTTCAGTTGCATCAATAGAAGGAGATTCTGGAGGCAATTTACGATAGTCTTCACGGAAATCCCATTTGTAATCAACTGGTCGAAGTGATTTGATAAAATCAAGCCCAAGAACAGTGTCACGAATTTCTGTTTTATCACGCTCATCCGACCAAGCATTAGTTTGGCAAGTTACACTTGTTACAGAGGCATTTCCGATGCGAATTGTATTTGATCCAGTTGGTTGTGCATTGTATCCAAAAGCACCACTATTATCAAAATTGGTTTGTATATTTGCAGCCAATGCTCCAACGGCAGTGTTAAGGTTTCCTGTTGTATTTGCATATAATGCTTCTACCCCGCAAGCAGTATTTTGAACTCCATTTGATGCAAACAATGCGTTTGCGCCAACCGCTGTATTATTACTTCCACTGGTAACTGAAAATAATGTTGCTGTTCCAATTGCTGTATTTGCGCCTCCAGTTGTTATATTTCCAAGTGGAGAAAATGAACCAAGCAAACAATTTGTTCCAGAGCCTCTGTGACCAACATCTGTAACTCCAATTGTTGCCCTTGCTCCAGATGTTGTCAAAAATCCACTTGAATTTATATTTCCATTTACATCAAGTTTTTGTGTTGGAGAAACAGTTCCTATTCCTACAGCTCCAGTTCCTCCGGGTATAAGAAATATATTTGAATTTCCGCTTGTAGAAAGATAACCGCCATTTCCACCTGTTCCAATACGCAAATCTAAAGCATCTGAACTTGGAACTTTAAGATCAATATAAGCATTTGCACTTCCACCAAGTGTAATAGCGGCATCTCCACTATTATTTTCTACTTTAATTAATTTTGAATTAATTATATCACTGGTAACGGTTCCAGTAAATGTTTTAGTTCCAGTAATTGTCTGCGTTGTATCCGTTGTACAAATGTTAGGTGCAATTACATTTTGTGTGGCTTTAGTTAGTGGCATAATTTTTTTTTGTTAGTTGTTAAATTATTTTGCAATCCATCCAGTATTTCCAGAACCAGATTCTTTTACATACAATGTAGAAAGCGATCCTCCATTCAAATTTGTATAAACACTGCCAGTTGGTGCTGTTATAACTCCATTTGGAGAACCAAATCCAGTAATCCAATTTGCAAGTCCAGCAGTCAACGATGTAATTACAATAACCGATCCATTAGGAACAGTTGAAATTGTCAATGTATATGGACTTCCAGCAGTAATTGTGTAATTTGCACTATCTTGGGTAATGCCATCAATTGTTACCAAGTATGCTGTACCTAATGTTGTAGATGCTCCAGCAATGTTGAAAACTGTTTGCGATCCATTGCCAGTATAAGCCCATCGCAATCCTCCTGCTGGAAATGCAGGGCCAACTGGCCCGGTTGCACCCGTTGCTCCACCCGGAGTTCCTTGCGGCCCAGTTGCACCTTGAATACCATTTAGAGAAACAATAACAATTCCAACGCCAGTAGCAGGAGCGGTGCTTAGTGTAATAGAATATGGAGAACCAGCAGCAATTGTATAGTTATTGGGGTCTTGAGTAACGCCATTGTATGTTACAAGGTATGCTGTGTTTAAAGTTGAAAATGCTCCGGGCAAAGCATATAATGTATTTGATCCATCGCTTGTATAAGCCCAGCGAATGCCCCCAGCAGGAGAAATTGGCCCAGTGGCTCCTGTTGGCCCTCCGCTTGGCCCAATCGGGCCTTGTGGCCCAGTAGCTCCGGTAATCCCCTTAATTGATACTATGACAATTTCTGATCCATTAGGAACAGGAACTGACATAGTAAGAGTGTATGGATTTGATGGATGAATTTGCTGGACTGTATAGTTATCTGGGTCTTGAAGAACACCATCAATGCCTACGATATAGGATGCTGAAATTGTTGTTCCCGCTCCCGGCAAATCAAAAATAGTTTGAATGCCATCTCCAATATATGCCCAACGCCGATTTCCATCTTCTTGTAATTGGAAGCAAGCAGAGTTAGCGGCTTCAACTGCGATACGAGCGTAGTATGCCGCTTTATCTGCAATCGCATTTATTGCCGCCTCACTTGGGCCGCATGGATTGCATTTAGAACTTCTGGAATTTCCGCAACTCATAGTTTTTATCGTTAACGATAGTTTAGTTTTAGTCAAGCGTTTTCCACAAGTAAATATGGAATTGTCTTTTGGTTATATCTACTCATCTCTGAGTAAACTAAATTGATGAATCCATCCCATTGCGGCGGGTAAATTGTTTGGCATCCTTCCGAGGAAGTTGATTTGTAACTGCCCTTATGGATGTTGATTGCTACTCCCATCGAATCACCTTCGCCATCTCGCGTAACAGGGAGTTGTTCTTTTGCGTTAGCAGGTCGCAACGCTGGGTAGCCACCTCCGGGTTTACTGATACCATGATTGCCTTTACGATACCTGTGAACACCCGTTTTAAGAACCGCGATACCTTTCTTAAAAACCGATGGATCAGTATTGGCGTTAAAAGTAGCATGAACAGAAGGAGATAATAAAATAATCGCATCATCATAAATTCCCCGATTATTTCCAGATGGAGCGAATGTTTCAGAGTAGTATCCTCTTATTCCTACCAAAGCAACGCGATCTTCAATACCAGCACGGATAACCATGCCGAGAGTTTTTTCTTTCGCTTGCTGCGGTCTGGAGTTAGGAACCATTAGCCTTTACGGATAATATTGATTAACCCAACAAGGCCGAGTCCCGCGACAAGAATAGCCTCTTGGAGTTCTGGTTCAAGTTTAACTCCAGCCGCCGTAGCGACCAAAATCATACCACGCCATGTAGAATTTTCGCTCAACTTTGCGAGCAATGCGTTAATTGTTTTTTTCATTTTTTTGTTCCTTTTGGTTCGGGCAGTTCATATGTCAACCGCCCATAGTCTGTCTCTAATGAAACTCCAAGTGTTGTGCATCCACTCAAAAATGCCATTGCGAGAAATGCAAGTGAGATCAAGATCAGCACAAGCGCGAGTTGGTTAGGTTTCATTTTCAATTTCCAATTTTGTTTTTGAGAAATTCAAAAAACACTGTCCAGATAAATGCTGCTGCGGCAATGATTCCAAATGCGTAGCCCCGATGAGATTCTAACGAACGCAAGCGTTTTTCAAAATCAGCAAATTTACTGCCAAAGTCTTTTTGATTTTCTAACACAAGATCAAGTTTACCAGAAAGTATTCCAAGTGTTCTTTGAATGTCATCTTGCTCCATCATAAGATTAGTTGTCTATAAAGTAAGAACTCGTAAGTTTGGTTTCTGCACTACACCATTTCAGCCACTCTTTTGCAACTGAATCAGAATCATTCCACCATGCGCGAAGGTTCATGCTTTTCCAGTATGAATCCCAAACCCAAAGTTTATTTTGATTTGTTGGATAAAGGTAGCATGACAACGCATGGCTAAACTTAGGAGTATTTACTATAAGAACTTTTGATTGAATCCCGCTTTGTTTCAATGCTTGCGTCATCGCAATTGCTTCTGGCAAACAAGCATTTTTGTATTTACCGACAAATTGCGGTTGATCTACTGGGGGAGTAGATGTGCAGCTTGTCAGTAAAATAACAAATATGGAAATCAGAAATTTCATTCTTCAACCCAAGTATAAACTCCATTCACAACTTTAAGTGCAAATGTTCCTGTGTCGCTTGGTGGTGTTGGCATACGCTCGGCGACGAGAACTGGGTCTTCGTCTATCCTAATGTAAATTTTGCCGTCCGTCACGTTGATCGCAATTTCGCGTTCGATCCATTGAGCAGTGCTTGGTTTAGCACCGGGGATTAAACTCTGCAATGGGAGGATGCGTGATGGGATTTCGGTTTCGGACGGCATTTGATTTAGACTCCAAATTTAATTTTCCCGAAGAATTTAACAGGAGCTTGCATTTTGACAAGCGTTGGTTGAACAACACCATCAAGTTCAAGACCCGTTCCGTTATTGTAGAGTTCAGCGACTTCTGCATCAGAGAGTGCTCTGTTCCAGATACCAACTGCGTCAATGGAGCCGTTCACATAATAATCTCCTCCACCATCTGCTCCTTTAGCATATCCAATGCTGGTTTGAAATGGTGTTACTATTTCATTAGAAAATTCAATTTCTTCAGAAGCAACGCCATTAACAAAAATTTTAAACATTGAGTTTGTTCTTTTCCAAACGACATGATTCCATTGTCCAATAGAAATATCAGGAGTTGTGGTTGGATCAAAAAACGCCGCACTATAAATAAATGGCTTTAAACGATATTCTCCAGAATTTGCGAGAAAAAAACCAATTGAATCTGCATTTTGATGATTTCCAAATTCTAATGCAGCAGGATACATATTTGTTGAATCTGTATAATACCATGCTTGCACAGTAAAATCGCCAGTTCCAAATGCAGGAAAATTATCAACAGAGAAGTAATTGCTTGAACCATCAAACACAGCAGCATTTCCAATCTTACCAGAAGCAAAAGAAACGTTGCCATTGTTGGTGAGGGTGCGGTTATTTCCGGAGGAGTCGGTGAGGTCGGAGAGTTTATAAAAAGCGAGTAGGTTGTCTGTAAGTGCCATAATATTTTTTAAAAAAGATTGCCAAAATAACCCTGCCGCTACGCATTGTAACGGCAGGGTGTTTTTTAGTTTAGTTCAGATTAGAACGTGCCACCACCGAGGATGAACCCAGTAAGTGTGCTTGTTCCAGAACCGATGATGTTTTGCGAAACAGTGACCGATCCAACAACGTCGAGCGCAGTAGAAGGAGTCTCAGTTCCGATACCAACAGAACCAGTAGAACCAACGTAGAGTGCAGTAGAACCTGCACCGCTGATCTCCATGCTGGAGGCTTGGAGGTTAACACCGCTGATAGAACCACCAGTGATGTTTACGTTGTTAGAGTTCTGGGTTGACATTGTGCCAAGACCAGCAATCGTGCCTTCAGCCGACGAAAGACGGGTTTCATGGTTGTCAGTAACGTCGCGGACGCTCTGAACGTCGCTTGTGCGAGCAGAAACCTCGTTATCAATCGCAGTCTGGAGCGATGCTACGGCAGCTTCACGTGCGGAAACTTCGTCAGCAATATCACTGGCAATCTCCGAGGCGAGGTTGCTGATCGCAGTTTGGCGAGCAGAAACTTCATTGTCGATAGCAGTTTGCAGAGCAGCTTCAGCGGCAAGAGCGCGGGTTTCTTCAGCAGCAACAGCGGCAGCAGAACCAGCAGTCAGGTTTGTGATTGCGTCCGTGATGGAGCTATCAGCCGATTGAAAGGCGGCAACAACTTCGGTCAAGCTGTCAAGGGCAGCAGGGTCGATGTTCGAGAGAACGCTGTCAACACGGCTATTAACAGCCGAGATAGCGGATTCACGTGCAGTTGTTTCAGCAGCGATAGCAGCGGTGCGAGCAGTCGTTTCGGCAGAGATAGCAGCAGCGCGGGCAGTTTGCTCCGCAGAAATAGCAGCTTCACGAGCCGACACTTCGCTGGCGATGTCGTCAGCAAGACCGGATTCGGCAGCTTCAGCGCGGGTTTGTTCTGCGCTAACAGCAGCAATACGAGCAGTTACTTCAGCAGCAAGGTCGCTCTCAAGTTCAGCCTCCGCAGCTTCAGCGCGGCTAACTTCACTGGCAAGATCGCTCTCAAGATCGCTAACACGGCCAGTCAAGGCAGTAGCAGCGTTTTCAATCGCAATAATGTCGCTCTCAGCTTCACTAACACGTCCTTCGACAATACCAGCGGCAGTCTCAATAGCAGTGCTACGAGTGTCGTTGGTGTTGGCGCGGCTTACGAGGTTGCTGACATCGCCAGTCAAAATGTTGTCAGCTGCAATACGAGCGGCTTCTTCGTCGGAAATATCCGAAGCGAGGGCAGCTTCAGCGGCTTCAGCACGGGCTTGCTCTGCACCGATAGCCGATGTGGCCGATGTGCCGAGAGCGGTGATAGCACCATTGAGGTCGCTATCCGCGCCTTGGAAAGCGGTAACGATTTCCGAGAGGGAGTCAAGGGCCGCTGCATCCGTGTTGGACACAATAGCGTCAACTCGGCTCGAAAGCTCGCTCACCGCAGTTTGACGTGCAGTAACTTCTGCGTCGAGTGCGGATTGAACTCCACCACTCAGGGACTCAGCATAAGCGCGAGTTGAGAAGTGACCCTCACCAGCGATTGGGATGATGGCGGTAGCATTACCTGCTCCGTCATTGCCAGTTCCGATGTAGAGGATTTGGTCGTTTTCGTTGTGGGCCAACTCTGCTGTGAGAGCGGATTGTGGTGCGCCTGCTCCTGCTGGATCACCGAGAAGACGGTGACGATTGCTGAAGCGTGTGCGGTTGATGTCGTTGTTTGGCATAATTAGTTTATGTTGTTTAGTTTAGTTTTTGTGTTTTTGTTTTTTAATGTTGATTCCTCAACAATAAAAGTGTTAATACGATCCAGCTTCTTCGATGTCAACGAAAATCTCGACTGGATCATTTAAAATATCTGGACTTAATGGAAGGGAATCTAAATTTATTTCTGAACGGCGAACTGCATATGTTCCTTCTGGAATTGGCCATGTTTCGGTATTTCCATCCCAACGGACAACCATTTCAAGCCATCCGCCTGCCGTATTGATTATTGCCCAATCGTCGATTTCCATAATTAAAAATATGTTGTAATCATTACAATTCCGGGTGCGCCTGCGCCACCATTTCCTGCCACAAATCCAGCGGTGTTGCTGGAGCAAGAACCTCCTCCTCCACCACCACAACCAAATCCAGTGCCATTGCCGCCTGCGCCTGCATTTGATGTTATTGATGATCCACCGCCGCCGCCACCGCCACCATTTATAATGAGGGATGGGATGTTAATTGGTGTAACTGTGCCGCCCGCGCCACCACCCAGTGTCCCCGCTGCTGCTGTAGGCAACCCCGATATACTGTTATTCCCACCCGGCCCTCCTGCAAATGCTGCTGTTGTAGATGTTCCACCTCCAGAACCTCCAGCACTTGGCCCGAAGTTAGCAGACCCGCCAGAGCCTGTTGTTCCTCCTGCTGCTCCTGCTGTTCCAGAAATTCCAGCAACTCCCTGCGGAAGTCCCGAAATAGCTCCAGTTGAATTGCCGGGAGTTGCCCCGTTCCCTCCACCCCCGCCGCTACGGCAAGAAATAAATGTTCCAAGCGTGCTACCAGCAACAAATGAATTTGTTCCAGAAGTTCCACCTGCACCACCAGCAATTCCTCCAAGCCCTCCAGAACCAACTGTTACTATATAGGTAGCATCTGTTAAATCAACAGCATTGATTGTTGCACGGGAATATCCACCAGAACCTCCAGCAGCACCGCCAGAAGAAATTGTAGCAGCAGCAACTTTTATTCCAGCACCACCACCGCCACCGCCTGCAACGCATTCAAATAAAACTTGTTTTGCGCCTGCGGGTTTTGTCCATGTTCCAGAACCTACGAATCTGTCAATTTGAGGAGAAAATGAAGTTAATGTTCCAGAAGCAAGCGTAAGATTGCCTGCAACACTCAACTCTTCTACTGATCCAGTTCCGGCAGTTGTTCTGCCAAGGATTCGATTGGTTGCTTGAGAAAGTTTGCTTACTTCAATAGCTGCGGTTGCAGACACGTCAGCATTTACAATCGTGGATGCTGGTGATTGGAATACGCCATTGACTACTTTTGCAACGCCAGTTCCTGTGACAGATGGCATTGTGCTATGAGTATGTGATGGATAGTTCCCGCCGAAATGGAATGTAAGACGATTGTTGTTTTGATTCGCCCGTCCATACAAATAAACAACGATTCGATCAGTTGCAAGAATCGTAGTTTGTGGCATTACCACCGATGCAACCTGTTGGTTGATTTCAGATGGATCGTAGATGTAAACATCGTTAGAAGTTGCAATGAGCGTTGGGGCGTTTACTCCATCATATTTCAAAACTTCAACTTTGAAACGAATTTGGTTCGCAGAGTTTGTAGTCGTTGATTCTACGAAGATATTGAAATCCCAAATGCCAGCGGGGATTGCTGTAGCAGATGGAACATTGAGATCAGTAACAAACGATGCGAGAAAGTCGTAAGTCGCAGTAGAAAGAATAGGGGAGGTATAACTTGTCGCTGTTGTTTCTCCGACAATTCCAAGTTCCTTGGTCGCATTTGGAGTTTGAGGAATATTGGTTAAAGGAGTGTCTGCCGCCGTATTGAAGTTGAGGTAGTAGATAACTCCACCACCACCAGAACCACCGGTAGGAATAGTTCCCGGAACCCAACTTGTTCCATTGTATTGCAATACTTGTCCATTGACTGGCGTTGCATTGCTTACCGGAGTTCCCTGCAATCCATCAACAGTTGGATTTGGGTATGTCCCAGTCAAATCGCCGCCAGCAGAACCAGTCGGAATGCGATCGTCCGAAAGTCGAGAATCATTGCCTTGGCAAGCTGTTCCAGCAGTAGTGCCATAGCTAACAGCAAGTGTTCCAGAAGTGGTAATTGTTCCACCAGTAAGTCCAGTTCCACCAGTTATGCTTGTAACAGTTCCTGATCCACCTCCACCGCCAGATATGCCTTCAATAGCACGAAGAATTTCAAGCCTCTGAACATCTTCAGTTGCATCTTTGAAACAAGCGTCAGTTAGTGGACTAATGTATGTTCCTTGCGCTTCTGCCGCTCGCAAAATAGCAAGGCGTTGAATATCGCTTGTTCCATCTAAGAACTGTGAATCAGTCGGCATAATATTTTATCGGTTACGATAATTAACCACCAATTGGGATTAAATTCAAAACATTTTCAATTGAGCTATTAAATAAAAACAATTGCTGATCTGGAGTTTTTTGAACAAAACAATTTTCGGTAACTGATCCTTGTTCAGCAATATTTTGAAGTGCAAAGTAAAATTGATATAGTTTAGCCTCATCACTCATGGAATCAAAGCAGCCATAAGAAACAGGGCCATTGTAAGAACTATTTATTTCAGCGGCTTTTGCGGCAATTGTCAGAAGCAGTGGATAAGATTTATTGCGGTAATCGATATCAGTAAAGCAAGCCATAATTTAGAAAAAGTGGTGAGGGTGAGGAAGTATTTACTTCCCCACCCAAGGTTGAGGTTTAGTAGTAGATGCCAACAACGTAGGCATTCACGTAAAGTGCGCCAACACGTCCAGCAGTATCAGCACCGGAAGCAACATTCACACCAGCGTTCGCATAGGTGAAGGTAGTTGAGTTAACAACTGTAACTTCAGCCTGCACGTCGTTGAACGAAGTATCAGTCATGCTGGCAATCGTGATCGTGTCGCCCGTGGCAAAGCCATGAGCAGCGGCGGTAACGATTGTAGCAACGCCCGAAGTGCGGGAACGAGTTGCAGTAGCTTGACCAGCACCAACAGTGGATTTCACCAAGCGAAGTTTGCCAGAACCAGTAATGACGAATGGATTAGCCACAAGTGCCATTGGGTTATAGCGTCCTTGGTTATCAAGAGCGTCCGTGATGGTCAGCGAGGAAGTGATGTTTTCGCCAGTAGTTCCGTTGTCAACGATCACAACTGGATCGGTGGCAGTAGTTCCGCGAGCGTAGGCAGTTTCCAGAACGATGCTTGTTGGAAAGAACTTAGTGTCTTCGTCGTTAAGGACGAGGAGGTCAGCGTCTCCAGTAGCGAGAAGGTTAACGGCAATCGGGCCAAACAGGTTGACGCGATCATAAGCGAGTGGTCGTGAATTAGACATATTTTGTATTTTATTTAAGGTTGTGGGGAGAGGCTTGAATAAGCCCCTCCCCTATTTAACTTAGGAAGGCACAACGATGTCACCCACACCAGCGCAGCTATAGCAGTCCTGATTGTTTTCAGGAACGATGTAGCTCTGAACTGGGCAGCAGGAACCATAGAGGTTCTTGCTCTTAGGCAGGCGATGCAGGAACGAGTGCATGATGGTTGGGTCTTTGACCTGTGCGGCGAGACGGAACTGGGCTTGATAGAAGCCCGATTTGCGCCAGCGGTTGCACTCCCAATCTGGGTTCTTCCATTCCCAATCACCAGCGTAGTTCTGGGTCATCTGTTGGGCTTGGCCGTATCCAGTCGAGGATGGCATTGTCCATTTGCACATTGCTTTGTTGACCATAGCAACCGAGATACCGAAGTCGGCATTGCGGTAGGCTTTGTTAGGAACATACGAGCAGCCGTTTTCCATCACCACTTTGATGTAGCGAGGAACGCGGACGAGACGCGCCCATGTCGCAGGATCAGCTTCATTGAATGGAGCGAGGCTTGCGTTGAAGGCAGTGTCAGCGTTGAAACGAGCGGCATTGATGTCGTAACCAAAGGCGTAGTCACCGATGATACGATTGATGCCGAGCTTCAAACGGGTGAGACGCTCGTCGAAATCCGTGTTAGCATCCCAGTAACCATTGTTGCGCTTGGCTTGGAAGTAAAGCGCACGGCCAACTTGAGGATCAGGGATAACGATGTCGAGCAGAGGCTGACCAGTCGCATCTTGGAGATCAAGACGGAAAGCGTCATCTTCGTCTTGGAGGTCAACGAGTGCATCGTCGAGCATATCAAGCGAGAGATAAGCGATCTTGTTGAGGTCGGCTGGAGCCATCTTAACGCGAAGAGCGCAGAGGTCGTAGCCAGCTTCGTTGTTGAGCGTATGCTCTGGAACGAACCATGCTGCATCGTCAACGAGTCCGCAGTAAGTGCCGTCATCCGTGGTGATGCCCATCCATTTGTGTCCAGAACCACCGATGTAGTTGGAACGAAGGAACTCTTCGTGGACGTTCTTGGTGATACGGGCATTCGACTCCTCGAACTGGAGAATCTCTTCAGCGGGGAAGAGGCGATAAAGAAGGCTCTCAACGCAAATCCAGTCAGTGGTCATCTCTTTACGGAGAAGCTCGAAAGTGTAGCTCTCGGTTCCGGGGCGTTGGATGACTTCGGGTTTGCTATCGCAAGAATCAGTCTCGCAGTAGGTGTCGGTGATCGTGCGGAAAGGAGCGCAAGGATCGTGGAATCCACGGCCAAAGCGGAATGCTTTCTGTTCGGTTGTGTGGTTAAGAGGCCATGCTTGCTCCTCGAAACGGGTGAAATATGCAGAGTTGGTGACGAGCTTCTTAACGTAGAGGTCGTTGAAATATTCGCGGCCCTCGCGGAAGAAACTGTCAATCTCAGCACACGAATTGAAATATAGCTGATCTGATGCCATAATATTTATTTTGTTTGAGTTTGATTTTTGGTTTTGGTTTTAGTTTGGTTTACAAACGCAAAAGGCCCGAAAGCCCCAAGCGAATGCTTGTTGTTTTCGAGCCGGAGTTCAACCCTCGGTGTCTTTTTCAAGACCAGTCCGGAAACAGCTTTTGATGCGAGTGCTGATACTCGCCAGCCAGAGTACGGCTGAATCACTAATTTTATCGTAAACGATAATTTCGTATATCTCTTGCGCTGGACATTGCAATCACCTATTTACTATGTCAAGAGTTTTTTTTAAAAAAAATTGGGGGAGGTAGAACAGCGACAAACTACCTCCCCCATCTATGCCAGACTTTAGAATGTAAGGCTTATGCTGTTCGACCTTGCGGTGAGAATTTCGCAAGTTTAGCAGCCAGTCCTTCCGTAATGCTCATTCTTGGTTTCTGGAAATCCGATGCACTTGATGATGATGAGATGCGCGACGAACCTTTTAGTTGTGCGATATACTCATCTTTTTCTTTTACCATCTCTTGGTATGCTTTCAGTTGTGCTTGAATCTTCTGATAGGCGCGGCCTTGGTGGATCAGTCGGTTCATGTCTTCAACTGATGCCTGCTCATTGGTCTGCTGGGTAGCCGCCAAAGCAATAGCCTCGTCGCGGGAGATGTCATACTTGATTCCCTTCTCCTTCATGTAGTCAGCAATCGTATCTGGGATTTCAGTCGCCCGATCAATCTCTTGCTGAGTATTCTTGTAGCCTTCACGCCACTGGTTCAGATACTTGTTCCTGCCTTCTTGCTCTTTTTGTTTAGCGGTTTGAAGTATATTCTGCTTGGTTTCTTCAAAGTTGACAAGAGCTGAATGGTGGCTTTGAGTTGCTTTGATGAAGCTGTTGACTTGCTCTGCGAACTGATATTGCTTGAACTGCGAGAGCGAGTTCGTGATTTCTTCGAACGCTTGATCGCGGTCGGCTTCTGCCGCTCTACGGTCTTCTTCGGAGGCCGAATTGAAGATGGAGGCGTTTGCATTAACAGCACGGGAGAAAGTTGAAAGAAGCGTTGGATCATTCGATAGCAACTGCCTCGCAGTATCGTATGTGCTTTTGATAGGATCGAGGTAATTCTTTTTGAAATCTGGATTGCTTGTGATGTCGTGGAAATCGAGCTTACTACGCAACTCTTTGATTTGTTCTGATAGTTGTTGCTCAACTTCCAGCTTTTCTTGGTTGGCTTTGTTGAGTTGATCTTGGTAATGATTGGTTTCTGCCGTCGATTTTGACTCGGAAACCATTCGCTCAAGTTCTTGGATTTTGGTTTCAAACTTGGGAATTTCGTCTTTCTTGTATTTTTCCAACTCTTCTTTGAGCTTGCGGTTTTCTTCGATTTGTCGCTCAACAAAGCCTTTCTTTTTTCCTGTTCGGTCAGATGTGATTTCTGACTCACTAACTCCCATTGATTCTTCTGATTGTTCTTCTTCATTGTATTTTGCTATTCCAAGGTTAGGATCACCAACATTGGTAGCACTTGGCTTGCCTTCGTCGGATTGTTGTTTACTGAACTTCTTGAGGAAGTCAGATGTGTTACCTTTAATCGGAACTTGAGGTTTGGATTTCAGTTCCGCGATTACGTCTGCTGTGTCGTTTGTGTCTGCCATAAATTAGATTTCGTCGAGGTCTGGGTCAACAGTGATGTCCGCTGGCTCTTTATGCTTTCCAGCAACTTTTGTTTTTTTGAATGCTCCTTGCTCTTCCGTTCCAATAGCATCAATAGTTTTGATTGCATGGATAAGCGTGGTTACTCCTTCTGGTGGGTTTACGTTAAGCAGCAGATACGCCTGTAGTTTGTTCCAGTCTTCGTGTGAGGTTATTGCCGCGCATAGGGATTTTACTTTTTCGGTTGTCATTGCATTGGTGTGATATTATTTTCCATCTCAACTTCTTCAGTTTCTTCTGGAGTATCAACCTCTTCGGTTTCAGTCTCCATTTCTTCTGGTTCTTCTTCCATCTTTGGCTCTTCCATCTCTGGAGCTTTGCCTTGCATTGCTGCTTGCTTTGATTTCTCTTTTTGAATTTCAGCGCGAGCTTTAGCCTTCTGAAGTGCGAGTTGAGTGATGCCTTGCTCCTTACGCTGCTCGGTGCGTTGAGCGTGACTGATAGAAGCCTTGCCAATCGAGATGTCAGCAAGCTTCTTCTTGGTGTCGATTTCGATGCCAGATTTAGCAGCAAGGTATTGAAGTTTAATGTCTTCCTCGGAGTTAGGTTGACCAGATTTCTGAGCTTCAGCTTCAGCCATTTGGACGTAAACTTGTTGAAGTTCGTCGGCCATCGCTTGCGCTTCATTCATTCCCTGCATGAATTGCTTCAAGAAGTCCTGCTTGGATTGGTCTTTACTGATATATTCAACGTGCGCCATGATGTGACCACCCTTGAATTTGACTGAGCGGACTGCTTTGGAAAGTTCTGCAAGCTCTGGTTGACCTTGTTGCACGGATTGCAGGTTCATCTGCAACTGCATCATCATGTCCTGCAAGTGACCAACTGCGTGTTCGATATGTGGATCAGTTGGCAATACTGGGAAGTTTTGAGGGTTAACGAACGCATCTGTCATGCCAGCATTCTCAAATCCAATTACGCGAGCAGTATCAGTAATCTTTGTTGGTTTGGTATTCCGGTAACGAGCTACGTTGTCCCTGCCAGAGAGTGCCGCGATTGCATCTTTAACTGCGTTCTCTTGCCCTTCATTGGCTGGAGTAATTGCTGTAATGCTCAATAGCTTCTCTGCCGTGATGAGCTTGAATGACGGACTGCCAGCCCCGTTGATGAGGTTAGAACGGATGCTTGTGATGTTCTTCCAAGCAGCGGCTTCTTTCGGAGTGCCGAGTTCTTCCAATACTTCATAGAACTTCTTCACATATTCGTATCCATCATCGCTGGACTTTGCGTTTACGAAGCGTTTGTAGAGTTGTTTGAAGTAGAGAGTTTGACACTCGTTGAATCGACGAATCTGAGTTCCAGATAGTTTAGCTGACTCAGCCGCATCCAATTCAGCTTCACCTTTAGTGCGTTGCTTTCCTCCAGCAGTAGGAGCGTTGATGCGATACTGACCCATTCCGCGATACATATCTCCCATGAAGAACTGCATGAAGCTCATGCTTTCTGCTACTGGAAGCTGGAAGCGGTTCTGGATGAACTTCGCCCCGTCTGGCATGACGCTGATCGGCAACCATTCCATCTGCTTCAACATCTTAGTTGCGTCTGGCCCTTGCCCTTCGATCATCAACATGGAGTTGAGGCGCACTGCATCAACCAGCGAGTTCATCGTGAAGTCATACTGACGGCAGGCGACGAACGCCGACTCCGCTTGGCTCTTGATGTCTTGGAAGAGTCCGCTGCCAACCGAATCGGTGAGCATATACATGATTTCATCCCATGAGTTGAAGAGTCCTACCTTGAGCATCATAAACCCGTGCTGGGTTCTGATGTCATCTTCGCTGATCTTGCCTGCTCCTTTGATATTGGAGTTGATGTAATCCGAGATTGGTTGATAGTCTTGAAGGATAATCGCCTTGCTGATCTTTCCGTCGAACTCCCTCCAGTAAACTTCGTAGAGGTCGATCTTTTGGTTTACGGAGAGTGACCAGTTGAATCCAGATTCGCTAATCGTGCGGAAGAAATCTTCACGGGTCTTACGATGGTTGCTGAATGCACGATGGAAACGGATAGCATCAATTGCTGCGTCCACATTCCATCCCATTGCTTCTGCCGCTGCACGATTCTCGATCTTCTTGTAGAGTTCGTATGGTGTCAAACGGACACGGCGCACAAACTCTTCAAGGTTGCAAAAGTCAATCCTAATGTCATCTGGAAAAAGAAGGTCGGAGAGGTAAACGTGTTCTGGCATCCATCCGAGTGGGCTATCCCACATTCCAATTCCTTTTCCATACAGCAACATTTCCTCAAGGTCTTGCTCTGTGTTGTAGAGGTATCCGGGCCATTCACGGATTGCTTGGTCAAATGCAATTGCAATGTTCTCTGAGTTAACGAGGCGTTCTTTTTCATTGCCAAATTTACTTTTGATCGTGCAGCAAGCCTGCCGTTCCGTAATTACATCGTAGTAACTGGACTTCTGGTTATCAACAATAAAACTAAGTTGTCCATAGTTAACGTCAGATTGCCAAGGCAAACGTTTTTCGGCAAGCTTGCTGTATCCTGTAGGGGGGAAAGATTTGTATGCTTTGTATATACGTAAACGCTTATTCTCACGCCCGATGTTAGCGAGTCGCAAATGATTTGCTATGTTCCAAGCGTGGTTCGCGTTGGAGATTCGCGTTTCGGGTGGTTTGCCATCTTGATCTAAAACAGCAAGTGAAAATTGGTCGTTACCTACGGAAAGCATATGTTTTATCTTTTAGGATAATTTATTCAATACGGCCCTACGTTTATTGCATGAAGGACATATTTTAGCTTTCTGTTCAAGTTTAGTTTTCAAAACTTTGTCAGTTACCGCTGCAACTGTATGGATGGCTTGAGCGATCTTGTCTCCAAGTCCATCACTATACCAGCAACGATCACTTGGTTGACGCTGGCAGATTTGATCTTCAACCATCTCTTCGATGTTAGTAGGAAGTTCGATGTTATTTGAGCGATAGTCTTTCTCGATATTTTTTATCAAGGAATTCCATGTGCTACCATGAACAATTGCAGGGAATGTGAGTTTATCGCGCTTGATTTCGTATTTCCAGAACCAGCCGCCGATTGGTGCGAGGTTTTTGTTTTTTAGTTTCATCTTGCTTTTGAAATGAAAATATATTTTCCTATTGATATGTCAAGAGTTTTTTCTTCAAACAAAGGTATTCGTCGTTACGGAATGCAATTTCCAGAAAACATGGACGATCTTGGTATTGAGTTGTTTTGCTATGCAATAAGCAGAGGGCAATATGGTAGAACTTATTGTGTTAGGAAAAATATAAATCTTTCAGATTTTAAACTACTTTCCCCATCTGAGCATTTTATAAATGCAGTTAAGCTCCAATGGCCAACTGAAGTTTCTATTGTCAATCGTGGTTATACCAATACCCAATTGCTGAGAACCCTCGATGAACTTTGTAGTAATACTGACATCTGTTTGGCCGGAGCCGCTTCGATGGGAAAAAGTTTTCCAGTTGGTCTTTGGGTCTATCTTGATTGGTGTTCTGCCCCGCATTGCACTTCATCTTGGGTAGCCACTACCACTTTGGGTGCATCCGAAGATCGTATCTGGGGTATCATCTCCAAACTTTATAAATGCGCTCGCGTTCAAATAGGTAAACTCATCGACTATCGTCATATGATTGTATGGGGTGGCGCGTCTAACGATGAGGATAAAGACTACCGAAATGCTATTAAAGCTCTCGCATTTCAATCAGGTAATGAAGGTCAGAAAGCTATTGATACCACCCGTGGTCGTAAGAATGATCGAGTTCGCCTTGCACTTGATGAGTTACCCGAAATGGAACTGGGCGCGATTACTGCAAGAACCAACTTAGCATCAAACAATGACAAGACATTCATAGGTATTGGAAACCCATCCGCTGGAGATAACCCACATACCCGTTGGGCTATGCCTAAAGGTTGCTCTAACTTTGATTCAGTCAGTCCAGATATGGATAAGTGGGAAACCGAGACTGGCGTTTGCTTGTTCTACAACGGTATGCGTAGCCCAAACTTCGCCGCGCCTCCAAATGAACCATCTCCATTTCCATTCCTTATGGATCGGGAGAAGCAACAGGAAATGCTCAAGTTGTGTTATGGAGACGAGAATGCAATTGACTATGTGCGTAACGCTATCGGTTGGTGGCCAAAATCTGGATTCGCTCAGACCATTCTTACTGCTGATTTGATTCGTAATGCTGATACCAACGAAGAACCATTATGGGATTCCGAGGGCTTTACTAAGGTGGCTGGCTTTGACACCGCATTTACAATTGGCGGCGACAGATGCGTTCTTACTATCGCTAAACTTGGGTTCGTGCGCGGAACTCGCAATCGTGTTATGTGGTTGGAAAGTCAGAAGGTAATTCAACTATCTGCTAATGCCGCTGCCGAGTTTGAAATCCAACTTGCTACTGAAGTTGTTGAGTTGTGCCGCGCGGCTGGCGTTCAGCCATCTAAGTTTGGTATGGACGTGTCCGGTGATGGTGGGCGAGTTGGGCAAGCTATCATTCGTGAGTGGCTACGTTTTGACGCTTCTGGGGCCGCTATCGCTCTTATCTCATCTATGGGTAAACCTACTGACCGAATCGCGGCAGAGGTTGATAAACGCCCGTGTAAGGATGTTTACGATAGGCTTGTGTCTGAATACTACTACTCGGCCTATCACGCCTTTAAGAGTCGCGTTATCTTTGGGATTGATCCTGCTTCAGATTTGGCGCGGGAACTTTGCCTGCGCCGATACACGATCAAGTCCAAGAAGATTGCTATTGAGACTAAAGATGAGCTTAAAGGAAGAACGGGATACTCGCCCGACTTGAGTGATAGCTTAATCTATGCCCTCGAAATGGCGCGGCGTAATGGACTTGTTTTTATCGGTAACGATAAACCAGTTCCAACTAACCGATTCTGGGCGCGGGATGAGGTATCAATTGATACCACTCAAGACGATGACTACGGATCAGACGATAACGGAGATTGGTAATACTGGGCCAAGGCGTTACTCTTGGTCATGGTTTTAGTTACGGCCCCATGTATTGCCGTTTGGCTCTTTTTGCCACTTTACACAAGACTACTTCAAAGCTCGCAGTTAGCTGCATGACTCCATGCTTCCCAGTAAAGTTATTGTCACGCCGCACAATTGATGTCCCTTGGCCATCCATGTTGCCATTGTGCGCTTTTCTACATCTACTATCTCGTCGGGAATGCCCAATCCGAATTGGATGAATACGTTCGTCTGGCAAAAGAACGTGACAAATTGTTTCAAAGATCAATCAAGAATTCCTTCAAGTTCCAAAGTATTCGCTACTTCTTCTGGAACTACAATACGGATCATCTTCTCTCCGTCAAGATGTCCAATGGTTTCATGCAGTCGGATGTCGCTTTTCTTCACCCAACATTGATTGAACTTCTGACGAAACAGAATCTTCTCTGGTGTATTGGTTACTTCAGTTCCCTCGCAGATGATGCGGGATTCAAACGTATTATTTGTAGTCATAAATTATATATCCATTCTCTCTTGCCCATCCTACTTCGTGGTGGCAGCGATTGTGGCAGGGGCGGCAAAGAACCATGAATGAGGACTTGTCACATAAGAACTTGCCCCTTCCTTTCTTATGGTGAAGGTCTGTGCCTTGCCCATTACATATCTCACACTGGTAGTTTTTTTCTTCAAAGTATTCTGCTTTAACTTTTTCGTAGTCGGCATTCTTTACTCTTCGGGAGCTTGAGACTGCTCTGAGCTTTCCGCCTCGCTTTTTAAATCCTGTTTTTGCCTGTAGGGGCGTTTTTCTTTGTAGCATAGGGCGATTACTTTTTCGACTTGTTCTTTCTTTAGGATACTCTTGGAGTTTACTTCAATCTGGTTGACCAGTGATCCTGTAACGCCGATCTTATCTCCAAGTTCACGGACAGTCAATTTCAGCAATCTCCTTGTTTCACGAAGCTGGCTGGCGAAAGTCTTTCGTCCAAGAGAACGGATCGTGCGTGATTGCTCGTAGGCACTCATGCAGGATTCATAAGCAGTTTCTAATGGATGTTTCATTTGCATAAAAAATAAACCAAGACTATTGACAAGTCAATACTTTTTTGATACTTTGGTTGCTTATGGATAACACCAACGAAATGAACGATAAAGCACAAAAATTGATTACAGCAATTAGGCATTCCGTCTTGATAGCAAACATATCTTTATCTGGTGCATTGGACACCCCGTTTATGGCTACCTACGAAAACGAGGATGGTATTCTTGTGATGGCAATCAAACCAGACCACACCGCTATCATCGTAGCCACCGGAACTGATAGTAGTATAATAATCCGACTTGATATTGTTGTGACCGATACAGGCGTTGGAGAGAAACGCGCAACCTATCAATGCGAATCCACTGAAGACGCTAACCAAATTTGGGAACTACTCAATAACAGAATGTATGACTGGTCGAATGGTGAAATTGGTAGAGTTACGCTGGACTGATTATCGTAACCGATAAAAAAAGATGCTTGACATCGAACACAACCTATAGTAGTTTTCAGTTGTGCGAGAAATTGCACATCCGGGGTGAAGGCCGGATAGGATAAAATTAAATTAACAAACAAACTATATGATCCCTTGTGGTGGTAATCCACCTTCATGCGTCAGTTGCCGCTTTTATCCGCTGCCACAAGGGGTCGCCTTTTATAAAATGAACCCATTAGAAAAGAACGGAGGCATCTTCGTTCGTAAGGAAATAATCAGATTGTCGATCATCGACGATAAGAAGAAGCAAGTATTCGCAGTCATTGATAATTACGATGGTGGCTTTGACGCAAAAGACATCAAATCTGTCGCCGACATAATTGGCATTACAGAGACGCAAGCTCACAACGCTTTTATGACATTGGTTGGACTTCGGTTCTTAAAACTGAATAACGCCATAAAGTGGGTATTGAATGAAGATGCAAACTGGCAGGAAGGATCAAAATGAGCGTCCGAATAATGTCAGAGGTCTTTGAGCGTAGTAAGACCCAAGGTAACGCAAGGTTGGTTCTTTTGTCTTTAGCTGATACTTGCAGTGATGAGGGAGTATGCTTCCCGTCAATTAAGACTATTGCCAAGAAAGCGAATATATCCGAGGAAACGACAAGGAAGTTTCTTCATGCTTTTGAAAAGATTGGATTGGTTGAAGCGGAGGAGAGATTCAGCCCAGTTGGGCGGCGAACATCGAATACCTACAAGCTCAATTTGAACAAAGTTGGCGATGATGAATTGACGAAGGATGTGATCTATTTGGCTATACCAAAAAGCAAGCACAGGACAAGTGATGGTATGAATCAGTTCACACCATCCCCCTCTAACCCAGTTCATACCACCCGCCCTATGAACCAGTTCATACCATCTATAATGAACCATCATAATGAACCGAAAATAGAACCATCAAGGGAAAGTTCGGCAGTGGCCTCACATTCCTCAACTCAAACTAATCTTTTCCCGACTAACCCAAATGAAGCTCACGCTTCGGGTTCAGCTACCGCCGAACTGAAATCTGCCGATGGCAAAGGAACGACCCCCCCAATGCCGTCCGCCCCCCCACGAAATAAAAAATCGCGGGAATCAAAACCAGTTGACGAAAAATTTATCGCTGAACTCCAGCGTCTCAATCCAGACAAAGACGTGGAACGCGAAGTTAAGGCTGCACAGACTTGGTTGCTATCACGTCCAGATCGAAAATATACGAGGGGCTTTCTCGCCAATTGGGTCATCCGCTCAAAAAACATAATCAACCCAGACAAATTCCATAACAACAATTCATTCTAATGAAAAAAGTCCCAATAGCACGAAAGAGTGAAGCGGCAGCGTTGTCGCTCATCGCAATCGACAGAAACATCCTTTCCCAACAAACATGGGATAGCGATTATTTCGCCATACCAGCCAACAGAATCGTTTTTAATGCGCTACAAGGGGTTCACCAGCGGACAGGGTCTTGCTGCCCGTTTTCTACGATTGCAGAGCTTGAAGCAACTGGGCAGTTGGAAGCGGCGGGTGGTGAAGAATCTGTCCACGACACATTATGCACGATGAAGGTAGCTTCGGGTAAGGTTTGCCAAGACATGGCAGATGACTACCGGAAACACCTGCACCGCACGAAGGCATACCGCGATGTTCTTACTCTCATGGAGAAGGAAGAAGTAAACCTACGGACAGGCAAAGCAAATCTGAAGGAATTATCGGAAACGATAATGAACTTGGCCGAAGATCGGACGACGAAAGTGAAACCAGTCAAAGACCTCATCATCGAAATCATCGACGAGATGGAAGGAAAAGCAGTAAAGGATTTCTTTCCTACTGGATTACTCAAAGTAGATCGTGCGCTGAAGGGTGGAATGCACAAAGGCGAGATGATGACAGTAGCATCAGAGACTGGTGGTGGTAAATCTATCTATCTCGTCCAAGCGGCACTCGCAAATCTTGAAGAAGGTAAGTCGGTTCTGTTCTTCAGCCTTGAGATGAAAGCGAAGGACATCCTAACTCGCATGGCTTGCAACTTGGCAGGGTATCCGATCAGAGAACCGGAAGATTACAAGACAGCAAACAAAGACGAACTTGCTAAAATCAGTGCCGCATTGTTGAAATTACACCAGTTACCCCTTGAAATCGTGGATGGAGTAGCCGAAATTGACGAGATAGAATGCCATATAAATCGGTATACGGGGGAAAAACGGGCAGATGTAATTGTCGTAGATTACCTCCAAATTATCTCATCTGATGGTGAAGAAGGTAGGGAAAGCCAGATTTCAGAGATTGCAAGGCGCTTAAAACTGGCGGCACTCAAGAATAACTCGATTATGCTCACAGCTTCTCAGCTTAATGACGAAGGAAGACTCCGCGAATCACGGGCAATCGGAATGCACTCTGACCAAGTAGTGTATATCGAACACATCAAGGAAAAGAGTAGGTTGACGATCAAGAAGAACCGCCGTGGGCAGAGGAACTATTCTACGGAAATCATCATGCGTGGTGACATCTCAAAACTTGAGGAGGTATACTAATGACAATCGACCAAGCATACGGAAAAGCGTTGAAGTATTTGGAGGCAGCAAACGCAATCTGGGAAGCTCAAGACAAGGAAAGGTATTGTATCGCAGAGAACTATCACAACGAAGGACTCAAGATTATGAACCAATACTTTTCTGAAACAAAAGTATTGACACAGATACAAGATATTGATTCAATGCTTCCATGAATGACACACCAAACCTTATGACGCATGAACGCATAATGAGTGGAGAAGAATATGTTTCATATTCTGATTATCTATTACTTAAAGAGAAATATGATACGCTTGCAGTAGAGAATATGCTGGAAGTTAATAAACTTTGCAAAGAGCGAGATGAGGCGCGTGAGGAAAATAAAAATCTAAAATTACAACTTGGATTATGGGAGGATGGAAATCTTATTTGCGAGGGAACGCTTGGAGAAATTAGACTACTTGAAGAACGAATAGAAGAGGCTCAAAAAGAACTATCTTCGATACACCGATGGATTGATAAAAATCACGCCGATGGTTTTATTGATTCGCTAACTTATTTGCAGAATTTAGAGCGAGTAACGGATTCTTGGTATGATCGTATTGACGGAATAGAAGCCGACGCTCGCAGATTTGTAAGGGAGCGCGACGAGGCGAGGAAACATTTGCGCGATGCAAACAAGGGCGCAGAAATAAACGCGCACATAAATCAAAAATTCGCGCAACAGCTCATTGATGCGCGGGAAGTTTTAAGCGAAATTGCAAACGCAAGTCATTTTGACAACATAGGGAACTGGGCGCGAAATGAAGCAAAAAAGGC